TGTACGCCTTCCAAGGACAGCCCAGAGTGGAAGGCGTACATCGTCACCCGTGAGGCCATGCGTGATGTGGAGCTTGAGCTTCTTCGTGCACGGTACCTGTCGTTCACTCAGGAGCGCGACTTCGCCTTCCGCGAGATCGGTGAGGTTACGCAGAACGGTAAGCTGACCACGGCTGAACGCAAGTTCTTCTCCGATGCGTACCGGCGCTACAAGGAGTTCTGGACCGAGAACCCGATCATCGATGAGAAGAACCGCGTCTCTCCGAATCAGAAGTCGATGGAGAAGGCCAACGAGTTCCTGGCTGCGTTCAACAAGGCACTCATTGCTGAACAAAAGGAAGCCACTGACGCAGTAGCCAAGGAGCGCAACGACAAGTTGCGTGCGTTCCTGGAAGGTCCTGCTGACGACTTCATCCTCTCCCTGGAAGCGTTCAAGGATCGGCTGGTCCGTAGCGAGGAGAACAAGTTCATCGTCCAGAACCGGATGAAGGATCTCATCGCTTCCGATGTGTCCAACGATGGGGCCGATGTTGCCATCCGTCGCAACTTGGCCGGTGGTTACACGCCGATCCTGCGCCGTGGTGGGTTCCAGCTACGCATCGCCGCCACGGTGGGCGGCAAGACTGTTCGCCTGAAGCAGGACTACAAGGACCAACTGGTCTACTCTCAGTTCGAGACCAGGGATGAAGCTGTCGAGTTGTCCAAGCGGATCAACGCCGCGCTGTTCCAGGAAGGCGGGCAGCCCAAGACGTACAAGGTCGAGGCGTTCAACGAAGAGACGATGCAGTACGAGTTGATGGATGTGCAACTCACCGCAATCCCTGGTACTGCCCTCGATGGTATAGCCGCACCACCTGAGTTGAACCTCAACGAGTTCATACGTGGGCTCCGGCACTTCAGCATCGCCCTGCCACCCAAGAAGTTGGAGCAGGTCATCGTTGCCCTGACTGCACAGAACGACCGTGCCCGTCAGCGGCTGGAGCGCAACTTCGTGCCCGGTGGTAGCACTGACGCAGGGCGTGCCGTTGCCGAGCACATCGAAGCACGGGCGTCCACCATCGCCAAGATCATCATGCGCCCGAAGTTGGCCGAGTTGACCAACCTCAACATGCGCAGTACCCGCTCACTGTGGTACGGCGATGAGAACCGCCTGCGGCTGCTGAAGGAAGCCGTCGAGCAAGCAACCCCCGAATCCCGTGGGGCCGCGCAGCGCGAGTATGAGTTCTATGCGTACCAGTACAACAAGACCAATCCAATGGTCAAGGGTGTACGTGTAGAGCGTGGAGCACAGTACTTCAACGAGGCTGCAAGTGCTCTTCAGTTCCTGGAGCAGAACCGCAACGTCGATGAGTCTGACTTCGCTTCGGGCAAGGTTGCCTCGCAGGTCCGTGCTGCCACGAGCTACATGCAGTTGGGCGGGTCTGTTGCCACGGGTGCGCTGAACTACATCGGTGCTCTGACCAACAGCCTTGCGTACATGGCGACGTACAACCCGAAGACTGCCTTCGGTGGGGGTCTCGGACTCGGCAAGTCTGTTGCGGAGTTCAGCAGGGCACTGAACCAAGTAGGGTTGCGCAGGGCTGTCGGCGCACGCCTGGGTAGAGAGGAAGACCTCAACACCGCTGAGTTCTACACCAGGGTGGCTGCAAGTCCGGAGCTTCAGAAACGGTATGGACTGACCAAGGATGAAGCAGAGTTCCTGGCTTTCGAGATCCGCGAAGGCGAGATGGTGCCAGCACTGTCCAACGCCACGACCAACACCGCCCGTGGCCGGGTCAGTAGCGGTGCGGCACAGAAGTTCCTGGACGGATGGATGTGGACGTTCAACTCCACGGAACAAGCTGTGCGTCGTGCTGTGGGTCTGGCGATGTACCGCATGGAGTTCGCACGTGCCAGGGGGGCAGGACTCGCAGACGCTGACGCACGCAAGCTGGCGCAGGAGTCGGCGGTCAACGCACTGCGCTTCACGCTCGGTGACTACTCGGTCTTGAACCGCCCGCCGATGTGGCGCAGCGGAGTGCTGTCGTTCGTCTACATCTACAAGACGTTCCCGACGATGAGCATCCAGTTGTTCAAGCGGCTACCCTGGAAGGGGCGGATGTACATGCTGGCCGCGCTGTTTGTGTTGGGCGGTATCACTGCGTTCCCGTTCGCTGAGGACATCGAAGACCTTATCGACACCATCGCGCAAGGACTCGGACTCAAACAAGCCAGCGTCCGCTACGAGATCGCCAAGGTCCTGGACGAACTCGCCCCCGGTGTGTCGCCCTATGTCCTGCGGGGCTTCGCCAACGCCTACTTCCCCGGCAACACGGCTGATCGCATCAGTCTTGGCAACTTTCTTCCTGGTACGGGTGTCCTACTCGCAGGGGCCAACATCTCCAAGGAAGTTACCGACATGGCAGGACCTGCTGTGTCGATGCTTCTGGGGACTGCATCCACGATGGTCGATGTGGTCCGTGCGCCGTTCACGGAGCGCGTCTCCTGGGTGGACATCCTGCGGGAGTCTCCGGTGACAATGCTCCGGGCTTTTGGTGACTCCGTGGCCTACACGCAGTCAGGGGCCATCGTGGACAAGCGCGGGTACGTGGTGTCGGAAGATCTCGGTGTATCGACACTGGCTGTGCGGTTGCTCGGGTTCTACCCGGCTGCGGCTACCGAGCAGTACGACGTGATCCGCGTCGCCAAGCGGATGACCGACTACCAGAAAGAAGTTGTGGCGGGCTTCCGGCAGGCGTGGATCAAGGCCAAGATCCAAGGTGACGAGGATCAGGCGCAGCAGGTCGTGGACTCTGTGAATGCATGGAACGAAGGTGCACGCGGCACCGCCCTGGAGATCCGCAACTTCCTACCCAACGCAACCAAGGCGCTGCGAGAAGCACAGCGTCCTGCTGGCGAGCGGTTCCTCAAGTCGGCACCTCGTGCCGCACGAGAGGACATCGAGACCGTGGCAGATCTGCTGGGATACTAGACAGCCTTGAGTTGGCCGAAGGCCATGTTCTCGTAGGACTGGTCTGCTTCGTCAAGGATACCCTGCAAGCGTGGGTGGTTCAGGTTCACGCCGATCACGTAGACCTGACCGAGCTTGGCCGGGGTGTCCTTGCCGAGGTACGCCTTCTTCGACGAAGGTGTGGCAATCGCAGACTCCTCAGTAAGTTCCTGGATGAAGGTCTTGTAGTCGGCGCCTCGCTGTGACAGCCAGCGCCGGAAGTGCGCCCGGTCGAGGAAGACCGTGCCGTAGTTGAACGCCTCGGCGGCACTCTTGCGGTACACGTCGAACCGCACACGGATGTCGTTGCGTGGCATACGGCTGAAGTCCACGGTGGGCTTCTGCGTGCCGGTGTGCATGACGGTGACGGCTGTGTCCGCGCAGTCGTTGAGGTAGTCCGACAGCATGTCGAACGCATCGAGCTTGCTCTCCTGCACGGTACGCCTGATGGCACCCACCTGGGCCAGGGTCCACTCCACGCCGGGGCGCGGGTCGTGCTGTATCAGGCCCCAGTCCTTCGCCATCGTGGAGGCAAGGTCGGCCATGATGATGGCTTGCTCCCAGAACCGCTCCTCGCCTGCGAACTTGCACTGGTACCGCTTGTTGAACGTGGCCGTCGCTTCTGCGATGGCGGCCTTGCATCCGTCAGGACCGAGTTCCAGCAACTTGCTGATGAATGCGCGTCCGATGTGGCCGTAGTTGCCCATGAGGAACTGGTATATCCGCCGTCCTGCCATGCTGTCCTTGGTGAACATGGGGTGCGAAGGCACGCTGACTTCCAGGATCCGGGCCATCTGTGCATCCGTGTCGAGGCCGGAGGCGATGAGCTTGGACTGCATGGACTTGTTGGTGGACACCACGACAGGCATAGCCCAGGTACGTGCGTCTCGCTCCTCAGCGTTGCGGGTCATCCGCGCCTTGTCCCGGCCCTGCGATACCCAGTAGGCGAAGTCTCCGACCTCCTTGTCGTCCATCATGGTGACTTCATCGATGGTCATGGGCATGTGGCAGTACAGGCCCATGCGGCTGAACAAGGAGTTCTGCGTGAACTTGGCTGCGAAGTGCAGCTTGTCCGGGTTGCCGTAGATCGACTGCACCCAGTACTGGGCCAGCGTCTTACCACCACCCGTGGGGCCATACAGCGACACGGTGAGACCCTTGAGGCCGGTGAACGCATACAGCGGAGCCGACAGGCCCACACCCAGGGCGAAGGAGTGCGCGTGCAGTCCGGTGCGGTCGATGAGGCGGGTGAAGTCCACCCACTCGCTGAGTTCCCCTGAGGTGCCGTACAACTCGTGGCCCAGACGGGCGCTGCCAGCAGACAGGCTCACATCTTCAGAGATGACGGTGCCGTCCTCGGTACGGCGCAGGATCGTGTCACCAATGACGAACTGAGAGAAGTTGTCCTTCCACCCCATCGTGGAGTACAGGTTCGTCATGGCACGCTTCTGCCGTAGTTCATCCATGTACGAGCGCAGCATGAGTTGAAAGTACTCCGTTTGTCGAACGCCAGCAAGCACGATGCCCTGGTCGGCTATCTCGGTAGTGAAGTCCTTGATGCGGGGGACCGTGAGGTACGCCTGCCGTAGCGACAGTTCGGTCCATCCTGAGTGTGGGCGCTTCCAGCAGTAGCGCACGGTCTCGTAGCCCAGCCCTTCGTCCTTGCCATAGGCCACGGGGTAGATGTCGAACTTGCACACGTCGATGTCGGTGTCATCGATCACAGCCTTCAGCCCATCCACAGTGCGCTTGAACGGACGCGGCAGCGGTACATCCGTCGAGACGAATGCGGGCACATCCGTGCTGGGCTTGACCTCTTGGTACTGCACACCCAGGCGGGCGGGTGAGCCGATCTTGTCTCTGAACTTGCAGCCTTTGCAGCCGCCCGGTCTGTCAGTCTCAAACTTGCTGCACGTCGTTGGTCCGGTGGTAGAGTTGCGCCAGTGCTCCAACTTGTGGAGCGTGACCTGTGCGTTGAAGTCCGGGTGCTGGTCGCTCCATGCGATGGCCGTAGCCTCAGGCTCCGTGCAGTGCGCAGCCACACCAATCAGGTCGTACCACAGGGGCTCAGGCACCTCGGCCTGATTCTTCACCGCCCAGTTGATCTGCTGGCACTTGGCGTATACCACGCCTGCGATGGCAGGAGGGAAGTCCTGCTTGACCTGCAACGCACTGGTCAACGTGCTGGTGGATGTGTGCTGCACCGTCGCCGGCGTAACGCTGGGAACACCCAGCTTCGTCCTGGCTGCGAACGGTGCCAGTGCTGCGGTGATGGTGCTCAGGTCGTAGTCAGGCGCATCGGCCAGTAGCGTGACCTGTGTGCTGCTCTTCGGGTTGGTCGTCCCTACAGGTCGCAGTACGCGGGCACTGTCGCCGGGTACTGCTGGGTCGATGTGGAACTCCCTGTCCTGGCACGCAGCCTTGAGCGCAAGTGCCACGGGCTTCCACTGCTCGAGCGAGACATCCTCCGTCAGGCACCAGTAAACATGTAGTCCGTTGCCTGAGTCCACGATCATCGGCCGTGGTAGACGTGTGTCCTTGAGGAACTTCGCCAGTGCAGCGACACCGTCCCTCTTCGTCGCGTATGGCTTGTTCGGTCCACAGTCCACATCGAGCGCCAGCACCTTGACTGCCCGTGCGTTGTCCTGTGTTCGCCGTCCCTTCTCAGCGAACGCTGAGATGGCGTAGTACGTGTTGTTGCCGCGTTTGTCGGAAGCGGTCACCGCCCGTGTGAGGTCCTCTACCGTCGAGAAGAATCCATGCCTTGCACCTTCACCAGTGTTGATGACGGCTGTGACGTAGAAACCCGATGACGGAAGAACCCGCTGAAGGAAATTCAACGTGTCCATCATGCCCCTGCGAAAGTGAGGGGATTGCTCCCCTCACTGCCCTACTTATCACCGTCCAGGATCTGCTTCAGCCGAGCGAACCGTTGTGGTTGGCCTGCGGCAATGACTTCGGGCATGGGCCATGCGTGGTCGGTCATGACTGCCAGAAGCCTGCGAAGCATAGTGCGGACGGTCTCGTCGTTGCTCTTGCGCAGGGCCTTCCCCCTGACCCAGCCATAGTACGTCATCCGGGACACACCAAGCAACTTGGACATGTCCGTTGTCGTCAGTAGCATGTGCTTGCGCAGAGCCTCGACCTTGGCGAAGTCGATGGGCTTAGGCGTCATCTGCCGCTACCTCACCGACGAGCGCGGCGATCTCATCGGCCAGCGAACTCGCTGCCGCAGCAGGAGCCGCAGCCGGTGCAGGAGCCGCTGCCTTCACGGGCTTCGCCGCCACAGGCGCAGGGGCCGGAGCCGCTGCCTTGGGTGCACCGAAACCACGCTTCGCAGCCACCGGAGCCGCTGCCGGTGCAGGGGCGGGTGCAGGGGTAGGAGCCGGGGCGGGAGCAGCCACGACAGCGGGTTTCGATGCAGCCTTCGGTGCCGCGATCTTCGGCACCTCAACCGGTTGGCGGGGAACTTCGCCAGTGATCTCACGCACTTGGTCGGAGCCGAAGAGTGCGTCAACAACTTGCTGCGTCTCTGCATCCATGAAGCCGCCGAAGCCGAAGGCCAGCTTCGGGAACGAGGCGCTGGGATCGAAGGATACCTTGGTCTTCACCACCTCGGCAGGGATGCCGCGCATACGCAGTTCGTTCTGGTACTGGTTCAGCCCCTTGAGCGCAGCCGGGGTGACTTCCAGCAGGTACACCGGGCCGGACGGATCGTCCGCTGCCACCACAGCCAGACGCTTGCGGTCGCTGCACGCCTTGAGTTGCTGGCCGGACGGACCGATCTTGGAGCCCCATGCGTTGTGCGGGCAGGACGCACACAGTTCGTTCTGCGGCTCGGTGGACTGCGGGTCAGGGCTCACACCATCCAGCGAGAAGCACTCGGGTGCCTGCGGCTCAGAGTCCTGGGACCATGCCTTGGCGTACCACGTCTTCGACAGTTTGGGGTTGGCACCGACGATGACCACATCCAGGGTCAGCGTGTCGAGCACGGTCTCGGTGTCGCCCTCCTGGATACGGAAGCGGCTGGACTTGATGGAGATCTTGGGGAAGCCGCCACCTTGGGACAGGCCACCGGCCAGGGACTGCGTCAGCGTAGACGGGGCACCGATGCGGGCAGCGAGGTGGGCGGGGATCTGGATGTTCACGGGGACGATGTTGCTCATGTGGGTTCCTTAGAAGGATGAGTTGGCGGACTTCTGGGCAGCGTACGCCTGTGCTGCATGATGTTTTTTGATGTCGCTGCCGGACATCATGGCTTCCCTCGCAGTGACCGTTGCGATGAAGTCTGCGATGGCCTGCGTGTCAGCGCAGTAGCGGAAGGTTCCGGCTCGGTCCGAGTACGGGCTACCTCGTTGCATGGCGATGTAGCCGTTCTCGATCTTCCACGCCACGACCGCAGCCTGGGTCTCGGACACCATGTTCATGAACCCGTGTCCGAAGTTAGATGGTTGCTCCGGTGGCGGGACGGTGTCGCTGTGCAGCCACCTGCGGATCATGTTCTTCAGTCCCATGTCTACTCCTCTGCCTTGGCACCGGGCTTGCGAATGTTCACCTCCAGCTTGGTGCCGTAGTTCACACCGGGGGGAACGGTCTTGTTCTGCTGGATGTAGCCACGCACAGCCACCTTGCTGATGCGCTTCTCCAGCATGTCGTACGCTTCGTTCGTACGGATGAAGTCCAGCACGGCATCCCAGTCAGCCACGTTCGCGTAGTCGGTGGTCGTCAGGAACGCAGTGCCGAAGTCGGATTTGAAGGATGTGACTCCCTGTTCGTCCGCCTTCTCCTTGATCCACGCTTCCAGCTTCGCCATGTTGGCCTTGATGCCGTCCACGCGGGACTTCATCTCTGCCTCGATGGCATCCTTCTGGCTGCGCAGGGCCATGTACGTACGGATGACATCCCCGATGTTGGGGACGCCTATCCTCTGCCTCGCGTCGGAGGCAACCTCTTGCTCGCTCATGATCACTTCCTTGTCTGTTCTTGGATGAGGTCCAGCAGCAGACCCTGGAGCTTCTGCTTGTTGCGCAGACGTTCGTACATCTTGTGCTCAAGGTCGGTGGCTTCGATGTGGATGACGTTGGACACCCGCTTCTTGCCGATGCGCTCGATACGCCCGTTGGCCTGGACGTACACCTCGTTGCTGTTGATCGGACCGTACCAGATGATGGTCGATGCTGTCGTCAGGGTTAGCCCGTGGGCCATCGTCCCGGGGTGAGCGATGAGAACCTGTGGGTCCCTGCCGTGCTGGAAGTCGTGGAAGATCTTGTTGCGCTGTGATGCGCTGACCTCTCCGTTGACCACGCCAACGGTGAAGTGCTTGGCAAGTTCCTTCTCCAGCATGTGCAGTGTGCCGGTCAGCGGCACGAAGACGATGACTTTCTCTCCTGCTTCTTCGATCACCTCCTTTACCAAGTTGATGCGTGGTGTGCAGTCGATCTCGATGTTCTGACCGTCATCGCCATACGCCACGCCGCAGGCGATCTGCACTAACTTCTGGATCTTCACCGCCTCGTTGACTGCGGTGATGGTCCCCTCCGCAGCCGCTTCGGTCACGAAGTGGCGCAACATCTGGGTGAAGTGCTTCCTCTGTTCGGTGGTCAGTTCCACCTGCCGGGTCTGCACGATCGTCTCGGGCAGGTCGAAGCACTCATCCCGTGTGTACCGCACAGCCGGTTGCAGGATGTGCTTGACGATGTCCACGGACTCAGGGCGCGGGACGAACTTCCACTGCCCGATCTTCATCATCACCTGTTCACGGAAGGCAGTGAACGTCTTGGTGCAGTACGGACTGTTGACCAGCTTCGCCAGTGCCCATGCGTCTGTCGGGTCGTTAGGGGTCGGCGTGCCGGTCATCAACCACAAACGTGCTGTGGTGTTCTGGTCCATCCATTTGCGGAACAGCTTGAACCTCTGCGTCTGCGGGTTGCGGTACACCGCAGCCTCGTCCACGATGATGAGGTCGAACATCCCGATGGCCTTGTCCGCGATGATGGGGAAGCCGTCGTGGTTGCAGATGTAGAAGTCCACGTCGGTGGACAGCCGCTTGAGTCGCTTCTCAGCGGTGCCGTGCAGCACGGCGAACTTGCGGTGGATCAGCCCCTTGAAGATACCGTCCGCCCACACACGCTCCAACGTACTGAGGGGTGAGAGGATGAGTACCTTACTGACTTGCCGGGTCTTGATCAGATAGTCCGCAGCCCACAGCGCAGACTGCGTCTTGCCGGTGCCGATCTCGTTGAGCACAAGGGCACGTTGGTTCAGCGTGAGGAACGCTGCCGTCTCCCGCTGGTGGTCGTATGGGGTGAGCCCACCGGGCCAGTCGTAGTAGTGCAGGATGGGGCTCGGTGCCTTGATCCCCAGGTTGCGCAGCACGCGCACCTCGTCCAGTCTGTGTGGTGCCACCACGATGGGCACGCCGCGCACCTCGTAAGGTCGGGCTGTGGGTATGGCACTGAGCACCCGCTCGGGGTTGTTCAGCTTCAGCGCCAGGGCCTTGGCTCGTTCAACTACCAGCATCTTGTCCCAACCACTTGTCTAGTTCTGCTACGTCTTCTTCGCACCGCACCAGGAACCACCGGCCCCCAGCAAGTACGATCTGTTCGCCCGTTGCCACTTGCAGGGCAGTGGGCTTCTTGGTCTTGTCAGCCTTGCACTCGATACCTACGAACCCGCCATCCACGATGCACACGAAGTCTGGGATGCCTGACTTGCCGAAGCCGTTGTTCCCCGGCAGGAAGTACCAGATCTTGTGTGCCTGCAAGACCTCGCGCACTCGGCGTTTGATCTTGCCCTCGGGTGTAAGAGCCGCCATGATACACAGCCTTACGTTCGTGTCAAGCAAATTCGCAAGTGTCCCGCGCAGGGCAGAACTTGCACAGTCCACTCGGTCGCGCAGGCCAGTTGTCGTTGGTGTAGGCGTCGTGGATGCGCTGGATGCGAGCCATGATCTCAGCCCAGGCTGAGTTGATGTTGACACGTGTGTACATCTCTGTGTCCATCTCCAGGGTCTTCAGCCACACCAGTGAGGTCCGCACCCGGTGCACATCCGGGTAGTGCTTGAACACCTGGGCAGCGAAGATCTGCATCTGGAAGAAGTCCGGGTTGCGCTTGCCGGTCTTCCAGTCCATCACCACAGCGTCAGGACCACGCAGCACCAGCACGTCGAGCTTGCTGCGTAGCCATGCGTCAGGCTCCCACCACCCGGTGGGGTGCAGGTTCTCGTTCAGCACAAGTTCCTTCTCGATGTGAAGCTCCCCTTCTCGTGCCAACTTCTCGACGGAAGCACACAACGGGTCGTACGCCACAACTTCTTGGTCGATCTCTGACCCCTTCAGCCTGGCCTCCAGCAGAGCATGTATCCGCTCGCCATACTTCGATGCCTCCCCGCCCTGGTCGCTGACATCCTTGCGGATACGCTGCCGGTAGTACCGCAGGGGGCAGTTCTCAAACAGCTTGATGGATGAGTAGGAATGCGTCAGGCGCATGGCAGTACGCCACGGGGGTGGTCCGTGGCAGTGTGTTGTGGCCCTGTCGGTATATCACACAGCGGCAGGTTTGTACAAGCGTGCTTCGGGGCCGCACGGGCCCTCTTCGTCTCGGGCGTCGATGCAGTACCCTGCCCCACCCGCGCCGCCTTGGCGCAGCATCTTGCACCGCATCACACCTTCGCCCTCGTACCCTTCACGCAAGGTGCAGTGCTGGCATCGCTCACACTGCTCGCGCTGCTGCCACCACAGGGCCGTTGCCGGGTGGACTCGGAGGAACTCAGAAAGAAGGGTTGCCATACTCTTCGTCCTCGTCGGGAAGCTGGATGCCGTGGCGGGCTAGCCGGTCCCTGGCCCACTCGTTGAGATGCGTGACCTTGGGGTCGGGCTGGCCTCGGGCGCACTGACGCCAGCCGTCAGCGATCATGCGGTTGCGCTCGGCTGCGGCGACGAGGGCGGCGAAGCGGGTCAGCGCGGGGGTTATCTCCCACTGATCCACCCAGATCATGTCGCGCTTGGTTTCAAACCCAGCTTTGCTGGCGACTTCGATGATGTCGTCTCTGGTCATGTCTTGCCCCTCAACCACGCATTCCACACGATGCAGCCGATGGTCCACAGCACAGACGCTGCGAATGCGCAGGCTGACGCCAAGAAAACCCATTCGTACTCAGGCTTGCGGGTGGCCAGCACTTCGGTGATTGCCTGCACGACGAACACCATGCCTGTGACCTGTACCGCTGTGCGCGGCCAGAAATAGTCGATCCTTTTCATGTCTTGCTCCTCCCAATCTCAGCCGCAGCCCTGACGATTGCGCGGCGGGTGGCGGCGTAGGGGTCGGTGCCGTAGGGTTCGATCTCCCAGCGCGCCCCGTCTGTCTGCATCGCCTGCGCAGTACCGTTCTCAATGCCGTCAAAGTCAACTGCGATCTTCAACTTCACCGCCAGCCGCAAAGCGTCGGCATCAGAGGTGAGGGGGTTCCAGTTGTAGGACGCAGCAGGGTGGAAGTTCACGCGCAGCCCAGCCGCCTTCGCAGCGGCCTCAAGCAGTTCGCGGTCGGTCATGTGTTTCGCTCCTTGCAAGCCTGCTCGATGGCGCGGGCAATGTCGGCAAGCGTAGAGCCGAACTCGATGATCTTGACCCGCTCCTCCTCCGTCAGGCTCACCCACTCGCGGCGGGGTGGGTGGGCTGTAAACCGCTCCAGCGCCTCTCGATCCCACGCACCGACCCAACCGGCTGGCGTTTCCGCAAGCCAGCGAACAATGCACTGGGTTGCCCCTTCTGGATTCGGCGGCTTGATCTCTACCGGCTCCTGCTCCTGCTGCTGCGCCAGCGCGGCGCGGAGGGCTTCAATTGCTTGCCATCGTTCAGGTCTGTTTGCCTTTTGCGTAAACCCCCATTGGTCTGCCATGAACTCCAACGCCTCCAGCGCCTGCTGGGCGGCTTTCTTCAAGTCGCTCATACCAACCCCGCCGCTGTCAGCACAACCACGCAGATCGCAGCGATCCCGGCCAGGGCGAGAAGCACATCGTCAATCACAATGCGCAGCATGTCGTGATCAGGCTCCTCGGGTTCCCCGATGCCGAGATCAGTCGCCGCTTCGGCGGCTTCGGGATGCCTGCCCTGCTGGTCAAGTCCTTTCGGTATCCTGCTCATCACGTATCTCCGTAGTTGTCAGCCATACCGGACTCACATGCAACCGGCAGGTCGGGTGCCCACTTGGGCGGGGTTGACATCACAGCAACAAGTTGCTGCTCTGCCGCTGCTGCGTCTTCCTTCTTCGCAGTGATGATGATCTCGTCGTGCACCTGGAACGCTGCGCGGTAGTGCTGCCCGATGGTCGCCATCTGCTCACGGATGACGATGGCTGCGAGTGCCTGGATGCAGTTCTCCACCACCTTGCCTCCGTAGATCTTCGTCCACGGGATGTCCTCGATGTCACCGCCAGTGACACGTTCCTTGAGCGCCTTGCGGTATGCCCGTGCGTCCGAGATGTACTCGAAACCGCTGCCGTTCTGACGCAGTGCAGGATATTGGACCTTGAACCTGCTCGGCAGGTGGATGCCGTCCTTGTCGTAGGGCAACAGCGGGTGGATCTCGCCACCAGTGCCGAAGACCATGTTGCTCAGGGCGTTGCCGCACCGCTGCCACAACTGCACGATCTTCCAGTTCTCCTGTCGGTACAGCCTGACGATCCGTTCGGCTTCGTGGATGTCGATCACCACGTTCACTCCACCCTGTCCGATCTCCAGGGTGCGCCGGAACTTCTCGGCACCCATGCCGTAGCCCAGGCCGAGGATGCAGTTGTGGACAATGACTGGTCCTGCCTCAGTCAGTATCGTGAACCTGTTGCGAGAGCCGCAGTTCAAGATGTCGTATACGTTCCTCCAAGTCAGCCACCTTACGCTTGTTGCGGAGGTTATCGCTGCGCGATACGAAGCGGATGTTCCCTGGCGCATAAGGGCCGTCCACGTCGACGCGATCCATCTCGAAATCAGGTCGGTCCCAGCCTTCAAGGGTCTGAACGTATCGAAGGAAGGACGCTCTATCCCTGCGCCATTCGGGGTGCACATGGATACCACGTCCGCCGTAGTGCTTGAACACACGACAAGTTGGTGTGTGGCATCGAGTGATTGCCGAAGCGAGGCGATTGAGTAGGCGAGCCCGGTGCTCATCATCTGCCATTGCTTCGCTGTACACCCAATACCGTTTCGCAGCCGCCGAAGTCTTGGCGCAAAGAGGGCACCGAGTGCTGCGGAAGTCCTTGAAGTTATGGTTGTCAACCAAGTATTCGGCCTCGTTACAGTCACAGCGGACGATGAGTGCAGCCACTCCTCTTCGGGGGCCAGCCACATAGCCTGTGACGGTAAGTTTTCCGCTCCGGTGTCCAACGCTTGGTAGAGGGTACCTTCGTCGGCTACCACTGACTGCGCTTCCAGCCATTGCATCCCTGACCACACTTGGTGATCCGGAGTCAACCAAGCTCCGCACAGACTCAATGTTGGCTTGATGCCGTTGTTCAGTAGTCCTTGATGGCATACCCACTCCTCTCCATCCCACAGCTTGTCTTCGGTGGTTACCGATTCGATAGGCTTCCACCCGCTGTCGGATAGTACGAGAGTTCCCTCGGCAATACAAGTCTTGCCTACGAACCGTTCGATCTTGTCCTTCTTCGTGATGTCCCGTCCGTACACCTTGGATGCGAACTCCGAGTACACGTCACGCTTCTCACGGAACGCTTGCAGGAGGTCCTCCTGTCCTGCGATGTACGCCACCATGCGAGCCTCGATCTGCGAGGAATCACAGGCAATGATCTTGTGGTCCGGTGGTGCCTTCAGTGCACGGCGGATCGTCGTGTTGCCACGGCTCGGCAGGTTCTGGAGGTTGAGCTTGTCGCCACCACTGAACCGACCCGTGTGGGCACCGTAGTAGTTCAGCATGATGGGCAGTCGACCACGCCCAGCCACACCGATGAGGGCTTCGGTCCGAGTCTCTTCGATGGTGGACTTGACCCCGAGGCGAGCAGCCACTACGTTCTGCACACGCTCGTCAGGATGTTCCAGCAAGTCGGTCATGCCCTTGTCCGTCTTCGCCAGTGCCCATGTCTCCTTACCCGTGGTGCGGCTGATCTTCCTCGGTGGGTCCACACCAAGGTTCCCCAGCATCTGAGCGAATGCGTCGTTGCTCATCAGCGCACGGGACATGGGCAGCGTCCCATCCCCATACACCACCAACTTGTCCAGCAGTGCTTGCTTGCGTGCACGCACCTCCTTCAGGTGGTCCTCCAGCAGGGGCACGTCGAGTTCGATCACCGGCTCGGTGTACATGCGCAGCGTCTGGTCGATGACCAGCAACTCACTGGCGGGGAAGCCCACCTTGAGCTTGTCGAACAACTGCTTGGTCATGTTCACGTCGTTGATGCAGTACTGTCCGTACTGATCAAGGTCACGCTCGGTGAAGTCCGCACGCCGCTTACCCTTGGCAGCGACGACCTCATCCCCCTTCTTGCCGATGCCGTAGTACGCAGTGAGCGCAGCGAGACTGCCACCCACAGTGATGTTGTGGTTCGGGCGTGCCATGCTGAGGGTGTCGAGCCACAGCCTGGGCTTGATGCCGAAGTGCCACGAGAGGATGGCACCATCGAACGCTGTGTTGTGGCACAGGATCGCCCGCTTGCGGTAGTCCAGACCCTTGAGGAACTTGCCGATGGCAGCGTGGTCCCCGGTGAACCAGTCGGTGGGGTAGTCGTTGACCTTGATCCCCACACCGATGATCTCGAAACGCGGGTCACGGACGTACGCCTCGGTGGTCATCTTCGACAGGCTGTACTCATCGTCGTAGTACGTCTCCATGTCTATTGCCACGATGTCCATCACGGCTTCTCCTTAGCGCCGAGGCGCTTCTTCGTGGCTTGCACCTGCTCAAACTGCTCCACGATCTCCGGGTAGTTGGTGGTCACAAACGTGTGTAGCGATGGGGTACGGTCCACTTTCGCTTCAAGATTGTTGATGCGCTCCATCAGCATCTTGATGTAGTACATGACCTCTCGGGGGTCTTGCTCCATACGCCGCATCATGTCCCTTTGGTAGTACGGGTCGTCGTTCCAAGGACTCATTTCCCCACCACCCCCAAGGTGTAGACCCGCAGCAGGCGTGCTTCCACTGCAAGCTCTTCGATGAGGGGCAGATTCTTGTCAGGCTCGCCTTCCAGGAAGTTGTTGTGGATCTCCCTGAGGAGACGTTCCATCTTGGTCATGATGGGTGCGTAGTCGAACAGTTCTTCGCTCATTCCAGTATCCGTTTCTGCGTCTTGTACGCGGTGAGGAGTTCTTTGAGGTGCGGGTCTGCGTTCACTACGAATCGCAGGAAGCCCATCATGTCGAGCAGGAAGGCGAGTTGTTCGCCGTCGAGTTCTACTCGTGTACCGTCTACATTGGTGAGAATGAGGCTGCTTCCGGCCTTCAGACCCGTTACTCCGAATGGACCACCACTGGACGTTGTGGTGTTGTTCACGAGATCTCCAGCTCGATGAGCTTGTCGAGGTAGTGCCTCGCCTTGCGTAGGTCCTCCACCCCTCCCTTCTCCACGTATCGGGCAACGTACTTGATGACGTTGCCCTGCATGAATCCCTTGACCCGTTCGGGTGACATCCATGCCTGCATCGCATCCCACGGCTGGATCGTCTTGCTCCGATAGTGGTCACCACCCACTTGCACATCGTTCGCACTCACATCAGGGCCTCCTCGCCTTGGCCTCGGGCCTTGGCGTCTTTGCGTTTGAACCATCGAGCCACAACCTCCCGTTGTGCGTCGGTCTTGAACGGCCATAGCCACTCAGCCAACGTCATTCCGGGAGGTCGTGCCTCGTCCTTTGTATCGTCCTCAGGTCCTGCGTTCACGCAGTACACCAAACATCTTGCGCAGCGCACGGCTCTGCTCGTCGCACACTGAGTTCACGGCAGACACGATCTTCTGTCCGTCCACCTTCACCTTGCTACCCCAGAAGGGCCACGGTGAGGCAGTGGCAGCGAACCCCTCGAGGATCGTGTTGTCCACAGTGTTGTTCCGGATGCAGTCGTACAGTTTCTCCCGCCATGCGAGGGAATCCCATTCGGGTTTCTCTGTAATCGGCATGGGCAGTGAGGCACAGAAGGTGTCCAGTGCACCGATCTTCTCTCGTGTGCGGATGTTGTGCTTGAACTGACGCAGACACGCAAGCCACAACTTCTTGCGCTCCGGGTCCTCCTCGTACACCAAGGGGTTGAGGCACACACGGGTGTTCAAGTTGAACTTGAGTCCAGGGAAGTACTCGTACCTCTCCCTCGGGTTGCCATATCGCTCCCCCAGGGCAAGCGGAACGCAGGCATACCGACCCTTCGATAGGCGCTCGAAAGTGAACCGCATGATCCTGGGCAAGGTGGAGCCCACCGTCACGATGCGGGCTCGCAGTGTGGCAACCGAGGCAACGAACTCCACCGTGTCATCAGGGTAGATGCGGCACAGGGCATTCCCCTTGTGGGATGGGGTGGCGAAGTAGATGGTGGGGATGCCATCTTCCACGAACATCCTGAGGTAGGAGGTCAGTTGCTTGCCCCTCTCGGGGTTGCGGGGGGTGAACCACTTGGTAACGTCAGCGTAACTGTGGAACATAGCCCCTCCTCAGCGGATCATCTTGGCCTGGGTAGCCAGGGCCGTGAGCTTGTTGAGGTCCACCCCGGACAGGTCAGCGGAGGACTTCTCCCTGGACACCACGGTGCGGTGCCGCTCCTTGTCCTTCTCCGGCACAAGATCCCACAGGGCAGGCCACGCCTTGAGGGCAGGAGCCAGCGTGGTGAACTGACCGAGGATGGTCTTGACGGACTCCATGAAGTCGGACTGCCGCTTCAGCGTAGCGGTCTTCTTCTCGTGCCACGCAATGGCCAGGGCGCGCATCTCATCCCAGAACGGATCCAGCGTTGCATGGAACGTCGGGGAGTAGCCGGACTGTACCCCCTGGATGTTGTTGGACTGCGAATCGTAGGGCACACGTCGCTTGCCGCTGAGGGGGAAGTCCTTGTGCAGGATGATGCTGCCGGAACTGGAGGTCATGATGCGAGTGATCTTGACCTTCTCCACCTCCTTGAAGTACCCAACGGGCAACAAGTTCATGCGCTCCAGGTTCTCCGGTCCGATGTACGCATCGAGGATGCGATCACCAGTCATCACCTCAGGCGGGCACTGGAACGCAGCCACTGCGTCCACCTGGGGCTGGAAGGATCGCCGTGCATTGGCGATGATGTCGTCCTTCAGGGAGTCAGAGATTCGTACGACTGCCATGTTCACTCCTAGTTGTGTCTGATCGAGGTCGAGGGATCGTCGGCCATCTTGAGTACGTCCCAGATGTCCGAGCACTGTTGTGTCACCTTGCCGAGGAACTCCTCCTTGGTACTGCCTGAGTTGAGCCCACCGTGCACGATGAGGTACACGAGGGCATTCATGACGGCATCGAAGTCTCCGCCGTCGATCACTTCGCCAATGTCGTTGGCGAGGCTCATCACGTCATCACCGATGTCCAGCATCACATCTCCACCACTTCACCGAAGGGTGCCTTGCCCGGTTCCGTGGTGACCCACAGGACGGGAGCCGCAGGCTGGATGCCGAAGCTGTTGCAGCACAGGTCGGTGAGGAACGCAATGGCAACGGGCTCGATGCCCTGCTCCACGATGTGAGCGAACACCGGAGCGAAGTCGGTCCCTCCACCACCGTGGGGCTTGATGTCCAGCGGATCGTCCGGACCGTACTGCTCGGCGTGGCACACCTCACTGTCGAAGTACACCACGTGGATGCACTCGGGGTTGAGATCCTCCTTGACCACACGGATCTCGGCAGCGAACTGGGCGATCTCCGCATCACCGATGGACCCTGAGCAGTCCACAGCGAAGACGATGGGACCCATGCGCTCACCACTGGCAGTGGGCAGGTACAGACCCTGCGGCAGGAAGCGTCGGTTGAACCGAGCCCAGGACCGAGAGTCATCCTTGCACTTCACGAGGAAGCGTTGCAGCACGTCTCGCCAGTCCACCTTGGGCTGCAACACCTCACCGACCACACGCTCCATGTTGGCCGACATCTTGCCCATCATCCGGGCAGCCTGTGCAGCCTGAGCCACGCGGACCTTCCACTCCGCAGCCTGTTGCGCTTGGTCAGCAGGAGTGCCCTCGGCATCCTCGCAGTCATCGAGAGGGCCGGGTCCTTGCCCGTCGCCCTGATCTTCGGGCAGGATGTTGTAGATCCCGTCCGAGGTGCCGTGCCCTGCGGTGTAGATGTTCTTGTCCAGCAGTCCCATGCTGGGCATCTTGCCGATCTTCTCGTCGGTCAGCAGTTGGTTGATCACGTAGTCAGCGGCACGGTTCCACTTCTTGTGGTCCCGGCCATGTCGCCGGTAGTTGTGCTCCAGCATGGGATGGAAGCACTCGTGGGCCACGAGGAACTTGAGTTCCTCATCCGACAACTTGTCGATGAACTCCGGGTTGAACAGCACACGCTTGCCGTTCGTCGCTGCCGTGGGGATGTCGAACGACAGGGTGAAGGGCATGGACAGGGCCACCGTGCCGACGAAGGGATGCTCAAGGATGAGAGCAGTCTTCGCCTTGGCAAGGCGGGTCTTGAGGACGGACTCCTTGCGGGGGTCCAGGGTCTTGGGCTTGGTTGCTACTACGCTTGTCATGTGTCACTCCATGCGAAGAAACTCGACCACATTCCGGGTCTTGTCGGATCGGCTGATGAACGTCTTGCGTCCCCAGGTCTTGCCTGCCCAGGCAGTCATGGACCCACGCAGGGACTCGATGTCGAACTTACCCGCAGGCACCTCCACTGCGTCACCGGGCCTGAGGGCATCCAGCATGGGCTGGAAGTAGTTCTGCAACGCACCGATGGGGTAGGGGCTGGGCTTGCGCTTGCGCTTCTTCTCCTCCACCTTGGGGGCGACGACGAGGTCACCGTACTCCGTGCCATCCGGCAGGATGATCTTGTACTGGGCACCGAGCCCGCTGAGGATGATGAGGGCACGCTTGAGCCCTTCCTTCTGCACTTCCAGCATTTCACTTGACTCCCATGAAGATGGACATCTTGTCCATGATTGCCTTCGCTTCAGCAGCAGTGTCCCGACGCAGGTCGGGGTCGTTACGCAGGGCATCCGGATGCTTGAGCAGGGATGCCTCCACTTGTGTCCGCATTTCCTCCAGGTGCGGATCGTCAGAGAAGTTGAGCCTTGGTAGGAGGGCACAGATCTCCCGTGCGTTCTCCACCATCGAGTCGCGGAAGATCGCCTTGGGGTCGGCCAGTTTCTCCGCCATGTGCTTGACCCGGTCGAACAGGCGCTGCCACACCTCCTGCATGGCTTGCTGCTGTGCCTGCTGCACTCGACGCTCGACATCCTGCTGGATGCGAGACATCTCGTCGCTGCCGATGCTCACCCGGAAGTCCGACGACGGCACAGGGAACACAGCCATGTCGATGTTGAACTTGCACCGGATCTCGGCCACCGAGGGGTAGTCAGCCGGGTCGTACAGGTTGCCCAGGGTGCGTTGCAGGATGTGCTTGTCGTGCACCACAAGCTGCTCGTAGTTGAGCACGAAGTCGTTGACCAACCTGTTCCACTCATCACGCTCCTTGCGGAAGTCCGTCATGAAGTTGAGGTAGTTGGCCGAGGGCAGCATCTGCGTGCCCTCCATGCCCCAGGGCAGGGTGTTGGCGTAGAACTTCGTCCGGATGTACGTAGTCTTCTTGTGCACATGGTCGAGGGCATCGTTCATGGGCAGCAGGGACTTGTTGTACCGTCCGGCAGACATCGACGCACTGTTGGCATCGGCCACCTCCTTGGTGGCACGCTTGTCGTACTTGCGTGCAGTCCACTGGCTGACGCTCAGTTGCACCAGCAGGGCTCGTTCCGAAAGATTCATCGCTTGTACTCCTCTTGGTTGTGGGTTGTCAGAACAGAACATCCTGGTGGTTGACCGACCACCGGGTGAACGCTGCCGTGTTGCACAGGTCCGGGTCACGACGGCAGGCCATGCTCATCGAGAGCACCGAGAACTCCTTGGGCATCCGCTCGATGTAGTCGTTGAACCGCTCCATGTTCGCCTCCGTAGCCCGTGTCGCCAGGGCACCGCTGAGAGCGTAGAGAGTCGCCGGGTCACTGGGCACGTCGCTCGTCTTGGGGTTGAGCAGCACACCGTCCGGGTTGGGCAGCTTGCGGAAGATCTTGAGGAACCCCACGAACTCAGCCGCTGCACCCTCACCGACCGTGCCCTTGAAGCACTCGTACTCAGCCTCGGCAGGCACCGTGCCAAGCACATCGCTCACACCCTCAACCCATGCCCTGGGAGTGGGGTTGCTGTCACGCTGCGGGTCGTAGTCATGCAGCAGACCGGGACGGAAGGAGATGAACGAGATCACCTCGGCACGAACACCGTGATTGATCGCCCATCCACGGAAGTCATCGAGGTGGGTTTCGAGTTCGATGACCGTCTCGCGGTTACGCAGATGGCCCAGCACCCGGTTGGCACCAGCACGGTCGGACTGCCTGTTGCCAGTGGAGATCACCATCCACCCATCGGGCATGGACACACCGTGCAAGTTGCGTGCTTGGCAGATGTTAGCCAGCACCTTCTGCAAGTCAGCAGACGCTTGGTTGCGGTCATCGAAGCACAGGATGCCAGCCTCCGGTGCCTTGCCCTTGACGGGGAACCAGTCGGGCAACTTGTAGGCCAGCGTCGAGTCGCCGCCCGACACGGGCAACCCATTCCCCTGCTTCGCAGGGTCACTCGTTCCAGGGAACAAGATGCCGAAGTCCTCCACCAGCATGGTGGGCATGTGCCGTTCGATGTAGGGCACACCGAGTTCGGCTGCAACTTCTTGCACGATGGTGGTCTTGCCGCCACCGGGGCTGCCCTCGATGCACAGGGTACGCTTGATGGGGAACAGGGACTTGATGGTCTCTTTCAGCAGGGATGCACGCATTTCAGACTCCGTTCTTGTTGAACTTCACATGGTCAGGGCCGAAGGACACGACGGTGTTGCCACCGATCTCATCCCGAGCCTTCTTCGCTTCGGGCTTGGCGCTGAAGTACAGCACCAGCCCGCTGATTGGCCCCTTCACAGGGGCTCCGCCTTTGCCGCTTCGCAGCATGAACAAACGCTTCACTTCTTCTCCGTTGGTTGGGGGATAACTACACACTCATACGCATGACGCTCCCCCTTTGCGTCTACGTACGTCTCGCCACAGCCTGCGATCCACTCGATGAAGATCACCATCAAACCGGCTGCAATGACGAGGGATCCGATGAGGTTGAGCATGAACTTGAGGAGCGATCTCACTGGGTCACTCCTGTGAACATCTTGCGGGTGTACTCGGCCTTGGCCTCCGGGGTGTCTTCGATGTAGATGATCCTCATGTCGAGGTTGCACTCCGGGATGTCTTTGCGCTCCCGGTTACAGCCCACAAAGAAGGGATTCGCTTTCCGGAACACACACCCATAGCAGTCTGCGTACTTCAACTCACGAACCTTGATGACTTTCATCGGTCCACCTTTCCAAGGATCAGAGCCTTGGCGACGTTCGCCCTGGTCTCCTGTGTGTTGAGTGCGAATGTCATCCCAGCACATGCTGGTAGGAATCCACAATCCAGCTTCGTCGGGTATCTGTGTCTGACACAGTGCTTGCACCCAAGTGCCGTATCCGGCACTGGCAGCATCTCCACCCTCCCTTCGATCATGCTGAATGGGGCGTAAAGAGTCATGCAGCCGTAGAGACCGTGGGGTAGTTTGGGTAGTTCCTTCATCCTCCGTACCTCCTGCCTGTGATCTTGGCCTTGACCACCTGGATCACGGTTTCCTGTGTGTTGGGCATGAACGTAAGGCTGTCGCAGTTGGGCATCTGTACGCAGGAGTTGACAACCACATCGGCGTCCACCACACAGGCCCCACATAAGGCGTAGTCGTGGTTCACGGCCACCACCTCCACCCTCTCGGGCAGGGTGGAGAACACAGCCCCTTCCGGGACCTTCGCGTCATCGGCCCATGAGAAGTCGATGTGCTTCACCTGTGCAACCCTCCCTTGTTGTTGATCCCCTTGAGATCCTCGGGGTCGGTGATGAGCATGTAGTTGCTCTTGTGCAGCGGCACCACGGTGCGCTTCACCTGCTTGGCTACCGCATCTCCACACCCCATGCACGTCGGCCTTGGGGCTCGTGCCCTGTGGGGCTCCACCCTCACTGCATAGCAGTGGGTGCAGATGGGGAGGTAGAGGTTCTTCTCAGTCACCGCGTGGCACTCCTGTCCAGTTGAGCTTGACACTGTGCACCCAGTAGTCAGCCTGGGTACCACCGAAGTGGGGATGAGCGATGTAGTCGTGCACGGCTGCCCTGGCAGTCTGCTGGTCGGTGTGCACCGAGAGCAGTGTGGGGGTGTCATCCCCCAGGGACTCCACAACCCATACGTGGGTGAGATCAGTCATTCCGTGATCCTCCGCTTGACGAGGGCTTTGTATCCACTGGAGACCAGGAGGGTCATCTCATCCCTGGTGAGGGGTTGGGTCGGGACACCGGGCATGGTCTGCCGCCTATGCATGGCGGTGGTCTGGGAGTACCACTCCTTGTTCTCGAACCACACATCCTTGCCCTGAAGATGGATGCAGACGAACAGGGGCCAGTAGCCATAACTCTGCACGAGGTAACCGCTATCCCCAGGCTCGGTTGACGATGGGTTGGCACACCAGTAGGTGCCGCTGAGGTTGCTGGCGGTGAAGGGGTGTAGACGCTTGACGAAGACACGGGCATCGCGGTTGGCGATCTTCACAGCAGTTCCTCCGGAATGTCCACCTCGTCACCGAGGCGGGATGCTACGAAGCAGCGCATGGCTGCTACCAGTGGAGTGGGGCCGACCTGCTTGTGCTTCCACTTGTAGACCGAGCCAACATTGGGCACTTCGGATGTGCCATCGTGTGCATAAGCACACCAGTTGGATGGGGTGCAAGTAACGGCAAGCCTCTCACGCTCGATGATCGGGCCACCGTGGGCCCAGTTGGTGGAGGGGCTCCACTCCCATCGGTAATCGTGCCCGCCCTCAATGCCGTACCACAACCCCCGACCGTAGTAGGTCACGGTTTTTCCCTCACACTTCGCCACCGCCCAATCAAGGGCGGCTCCGATCAGCTCACTGGTCTTCATGAGTGGAACCCGTAGTGAGTACCGTGCCACACGGCACCGATGACGTAGTACAACTCACCATCCCCCTTGAGGTAGGTGGCGACCAAGTCGGTGTCGCCATCCCGGTGGATCCGGACGGTGGGAACCTCCATGTTCCACGTGGAGAGGTAGCCGACAGCCTCCCACAGCTTGTCCCAGGAGCCGATGGCCTGGGCGATGGTGGTTAGATTCTCTGCTGTCAGCAGCAGTTCGACGGTACGTTTGTCCATGAGTACTCTCACTTCATCGATGTGACGACCACATCCCACAGGGCACCTTGTGGATGCCCTGTAAGCCAGGGTCTCACTTCATGCTGATGTGGGCATCGAAGCCCTGGTCGATGATCTTGTTGAGGAAGTTGACAGCCGCCGTATCACGACGGAACCAACGGAACTCCTTGGCTCCACTGGTGTAGTTGGTATAGGCCACGCAGAAGCGCAGTGCCTCTTGACGACGGGTCTTGCGAGGGGCCTTGTAAGGCAGGGTGGTGATCTTCATGGTGAATACTCCGATGAACCAGGGATGGGGAGTGAGACGGCACTCCCCTGACCGATGTCAGAACAACTTGGTGATGACAGCCTTGGAGGGGGCCTTCTGGGGCTCCAGCAGAGCGAGGTAGGGCTTACCCCACTTGTCGGTGAGCAGCACCGGAGCGGTGCAGTTGGGCTTACCCTTGGGCTTGTAAAGCCGGATGGGCATCTTGTGCTCCTTGCTGTACGCCAGCATCTTTGCGTACAGTTCGTCCACGTTGGCAAACGTAAACTTGCCTTCAGTATCCGGCTTGACAGCCAGTTCGCCCTTCGAGTTGCTGTACACAGAGACGGGCAGTTTGTACATCATAGCCATCTTAGGCTCCTTACAGGTAAAGTTGATGGAGTGGCCGGGGCCAGGGCCAGGCTGACGCGGCCGGCCGAAAATGTCAAGTTGGCCCATGTAGCCTGTCCCATGAGGGTGCGCGCGCATGTAAACAATCCATGTGGATTGTAAGGTTGAGGTAGAAAAGGTAGGTGGGGAAACCTTACGTAGATCGTGCAAGTGGTTGATTCATAAGGGGTTTTCGGAAATGATCTAAAAAAGGTAGATTTTTGAGTGTAATGTTGAGATTTTGAGATGAGGGGGAGAGCGTTCCGCATTGTGAAATGTCAAGCGGGCGATGCGGGCTACTGAAAAGGGTATATAAAAAACACTACTTTTCTATCTTATATAGATTATATACCGGCCACTCCCCCGTGGCTCACCTCGGCTAAGTCCTTGATTTATAACGCTTTTCCTCATAACTTGACAGATGTAAAGTGTCAAGTTGCACAATGTGAAATGCTGCCTTGTTGTAGCGTTGTAAAGTTCTCAGATAGATTGTTTACAAGTTGACACATTGACCCCCCTAGAATGTATAGTTGTAGTACACGTCATGCGACAGAGCTACAAACCCCCGACGTATGGGGCTGTTTGTAGTAAGGCACCCACTGCCCCATCGTGGTGCGCTGTGCGTGGACAAAAGAAAAGCCCGCTCACCTTGCGGTGGCGGGCTCGGTTCACTTGAACCAGTACCGCATTGGAAGAGACCAGAAGAACCGCCAGCGAGCCCAGTTCTCCGTGTCTTGTCCAACCCTTGCGGCGTCCAGAAAGGTCAGCCGCGTGTAGCGGCTGACACCTACAGCAACACGCCACATGGTGGGCGTGTGCACTCTGCTTAGCAGCATCGTTCACTCCTTAGGAAAAGAAAGCCCGGTCGGCTTTACCGGCCGACCGGGGCTCATACCGCAGGCTCAGAAGAGCTTGCGGGGACCCTTCGCTACGTTCTCATCCTTGTCGATGATAGTCACGCCGTCGAGGGGCGATTCCCTATCCATGTCGAGTCGGACGTAGATCGCTCCACCGGCCATCGGAGGGCTCATCGCCAAGGCGTTGACCTTGGCGGGAGCCTTGATGAGCTTGACCGCTTGCAGTCCCGAGAAGGTACCCTTATCGGAAACGCGGGTTGCGGTAACCTCGACCACGAAGGTCAAGGGGCGGATGCTGCGCTTCGGCGCGGCTTCAGGCTTATCTGCCATTTTCCACTCCACGAAACGCGGGTCCCGATAGATTGTGAAAGAGCGAGGGACTCGGGTCCCGCTTGGGATCCCTCGTTCCTGTCGACTGCGGTGTCCGCCGTCGACACATTCAGACTGGCAGAACCTTACAAAAACGTCAAGTTACCGAGGCAGGAATACCCGACTGCGCCGCAGGGTTTTTGCCTGCGGCCGGTCGCGCCGCGCTGGCGAACGGGCGAGGGAGGGGGGTACATGGATCGGCAAAAACTACCCGCCCCCCATTTGTAGGCAACCTCTCAACCCAAGACCCGAAAAACCAGAGTGTAAAGTTAGCGCCTGGGGCGCACACCCAGTAAAGTTACGCCGCCCCAATTTGCACCAACCCCCCACTCCCCCTACACTCCCGTCATGGACAACCTCCCGCTGAACCTGACCAAGTGGAACGACAGGCTGGCGTTCGATGTGGCCCTCACCCTTGAGGGCAGTGGAGAGACGCTGAATGAGATCGTCGCCCGCCACAGGATCCAACCCGCCGACCTCCTCACGTTCAACCAGGACCCGCTCTTCCTCAAGAAGGTCGAGCACTACCGCAACGAGGTCAGGGACAAGGGGCTCACGTTCCGACTCAAGGCCCGCGCACAGGCCGAAGAACTCCTCACCACCTCGTGGCTCCTCATCCACGATCCAGCGGTCTCCCCCACGGTCAAGGCCGACCTGATCAAGTCCACCGTCAAGTGGGGTGGCCTGGAACCGAAGGACACCGCCTCAGCTTCCGCTGAAGGTGGTGGTGTGAAGATCACCATCAACCTGGGCTCCAGCCCCCAGGATGCGCGTACCATCGAGGCAACCCAGGAGGTCGTGGATGTCCCTGCCGACGAGTATTCAGAGTCTGTTCAGTGATACCTTCGAAGGTATGCCTGCGGCTCGGCTGAAGAGTTCCGTGGAGGTGCACAACCTCCAGACGGCCCTGAGGGAACACCGCGTGTCGCACCTGACGAAGATCCTCAAGCGCAAGAAGCAGCGCGAGTTCGTGGTCATCCTGCCTACGCAGGCCCCAGCCCATGCCGCTTGAGATCAACTACACCCCGCCGCCCACAGGGGCGCGGTTCATGCAGAGCGATGCCAAGATGCGCGTTCTCATGGGCCCCGTGGGCTCGGGCAAGTCGGTGACGTGCTCCTTTGAGATCATCCGCAGGGCCAGTGCACAGGCACCTGACGCTCGTGGGAAGCGGCGCACCCGCTTCGCTGTGGTCCGTGAGACTGCGCGGCAGCTACAAGACACGACGATCAAGACGTTCCTGGATTGGTTCCCACCGGGGGACTGCGGGGACTACATGCGCACGACGAAGACCTACTTCTTCCGAGTGGGGGAGGTGGAGTCGGAGATCATGTTCCGGGCGCTGGATGACGCCGACGATGTGGCGAACCTCAACTCGCTGGAGTTGACAGGAGCGTGGTTCAACGAGTGCCGGGACATCCACCCTGACATCGTGGACGCCATGTCCAAGCGGATCGGACGCTTCCCGTCGAAGAAGGACGGTGGGCCCACATGGCATGGGATGTGGGGGGATACGAACCCACCCACGATGGATACGTGGTGGTACTATCAGCTTGAGCACCTCGACCCCAAGGACGGTGTGTCGCTCAACGACAACGGGTGGGAAGTGTTCAAGCAGCCCTCCGGGCGCAGTCCGTACGCCGAGAACGTGGAGAACCTGCCCGAGGGGTACTACGACACCCAGGGTCGCTCGGAGGAGTACATCCGGGTCTACATCGACGGGGAGTACGGGCTGTCATCGGCGGGGATGCCGGTGTACAAGTACTTCCGGCCGGACTACCACATGGCCAAGGAGCGGCTGCGCTTCACGCTCAACGGGGTCAGGCCGGTGGTCATCGGGATGGACTTGGGTCTCACGCCTGCGGCTGTCATCGGGCAGCAGGACCCCAGGGGGCGGGCGCTCATACTTGACGAGTGTGTCTCGTTCGACATGGGGGTGCAGCGGTTCCTGCGGACGAAACTCAAGCCGTTGCTGTACGAGCGGTTTCCGGGGGCTCCGGTGCTCATCGTCGTTGACCCCGCAGGGGTACAACGCGCCCAGACCGACGAGCGCAGTGCGGTGGACATCATCAAGGCGGAGGGGATGCGGGTCATCCCGGCCAAGACCAACAGCATCTCGGCGCGGGTCAACGCGGTGGACGACTACCTCATGCGGCAGGTGGACGGGGACCCGGCGTTCCTGGTAGACCCCAGGTGCACGAGGCTCAAGGCGGCCATGATGGGGGGCTATCGGTACAAACCCCGAGGGGATGGGCAGATCGACAAGAACTCCCACTCCCACATCGCGGAAGCCCTCCAGTACCTCATGTTGCACGTGGGCAACGCTGGCGAGGGACAGGCCATGTCCCAGCGGCGGGAGGTGAAAAAGGCACCGGCAATGGGTTGGACGTGATATGCTCCTGGCGTTCACTCCCTTGTCTCCTCCTCTGATCGAGGTTAGCCCTCCGGTAACACGGGGGGCTTTTTCTTTTGCACAACACCTGTATACTTGTCGTGGGGCTACTGGAGATACTCCATGAAGTGTGGTCAAGGTAAACCGTTCAAGTCCTACCAGATGGGTGGGCTTGTGACCAAGGGACCGGAGAAGGTCCCCCAGGACATCGACATGATCTCCTCGCTCAAGGGCAAGGAGCGTGCAGACGCTGAGAAGCGCATGGGGGTCAAGCCCCCGGCTCCTCGGGCTTCCGAGGCTGGTCTGACGGCTGAGCAGCGCAAGGCCATCATGCAGCGAGCTTCTGAAGCCAAGAAGAAGTGACATGGCCGGTCTGACATTCCTGCGGGTCGTCGGTAACGCTGAGCTTGCTCGTCAGGAGCAGGAGGCGGCGGACCGGGCGTTGCAGGCGCGTCAGAACCAGCCGGTCATCCTCGGACTGGCGTCGTACCTGCGGGGTTGCTGGGACCGGGCGCAGATTGCGAAGAAGCCCATCGAGAACGAGATGCTGCGTGCGCTGAGGCAGCGCAACGGTGAGTACGAGGCGGACAAGCTCAAGCAGATCCGCGATCAGGGTGGCTCGGAGATCTACATGATGATCTCCGAGGTCAAGTGCCGTGCGGCTGAGTCGTGGCTGCGGGACATCCTGCTCGATACCGGCTCTCCCCCGTGGGACCTGGAGGCTACGCCCATCCCCGACCTGTCGCCCACACAGTCCAGGGAGATCCAGTCCCAGTTCGCTGAGCGTGTGCTGCGCATGGTGCAGGAGTTCGGCAAGGCTCCCACCCAGGAGGAGATGGCCCAGATGCGCGAGATGGTCGCGCAGGACTACCGCTTCGCAGTGCTCCAGGGAGCACAGGTCCGGGCTGACCGGATGAAGCAGAAGATCCAGGACCAGTTCGTCCAGGGCGGCTGGGAGTCAGCGTTCAACGACTTCATCACGGACCTCGTGACGTTCCCGGCTGCGTTCGTCAAGGGACCCGTCGTGCGCAGGCAGCGGGCCCTGGGGTGGAAGGTCGACGCCACGGGTCGCACCACGGTTGAGCCCATCGAGCGGCTGGCACCGGAGTACGAGCGGGTCGATCCGTTCTACATCTACCCCGAGCCGGGGATCAGCAACATCAACGAGGGCTACCTCTTCGAGTACCACCCGCTGTCGCGGATGCAGTTGTCCGACCTGATCGGCGTGCCTGGGTACGACGAAGATGCCATCCGCAAGCTGCTGGAGATCGGCAACGGGCAGTCGTGGATCAACGAGGATGTCGAGTTGATCAAGGACGAGGAGGAGCGCAAGTACTACTCCTACATGCGTCCGACCGACGTGTACGATGCCCTGGAGTTCTGGGGCAAGGTCAGCGGCAAGATGCTGCGGGAGTGGGGCATGTCCGAGGAGGACGTGCCGGACGACGCCCGTGAGTACGACGCCAACGTCTGGCTGGTGGGGAACTTCGTCATCAAGGCGGTGCTCAACTACGACCCGCTGGGCGAGAAGCCCTACACCAAGACTTCGTTCATCAAGTGCCCCGGTGCCTTCTGGGGCAAGGGCATCCCCAAGATCATCGAGGATCTGCAAGCCGTGTGCAACGCGGCGGCACGGGCGCTGGTGAACAACATGGGCATCAGCAGCGGACCCCAGGTCGAGGTCAACGTCGAGCGCATCCCGCCCAACGAGGACATCACTACGCTGTCCCCGTGGAAGATCTGGCAGACGATCAACGACCCCGTGGGGTCCAGTGCCCCGGCCATTCGCTTCACACAGCCTGAGTCGCGTGCGGCTGAGTTGATGGGGGTCTACGACAAGTTCAGCCGTCTGGCTGATGATCACTCGGGCATTCCGGCCTATGTGTATGGCGATCTGAACGTGCAGGGGGCTGGGCGTACGTCGTCCGGGCTGTCCATGCTCATGGGTGCTGCTGGCAAGGGCATCCGGCAAGTCGTCATGCACATAGACGCGGATGTGGTGAAGCCCATCGTCGAGCGGCAGTTCATCTACAACATGCGCTACGACGACGATGAAGCCATCAAGGGCGACGTGCAAGTCATCGCCAAGGGCTCCATCAACCTCGCGGTCAAGGAGACCGTGAACATCCGTCGAATCGAGTTCCTCAACGCAACCGCCAACCCCATCGATCTTGAGATCCTGGGCAAGGATGGACGCGCCACGATCCTCCGGGAGGTGGCGAAAGGGTTGCAGATGCCTGTGGAAGATGTTGTCCCGTCTCGGGAGAAGTCCGCGTACCAGGGCGGTATTCAGGCTAGGGCGATGGCGGCTGCGCAGGCGCAGCAAGCACAAGCCCCGGCACCAACTGGTCCCAGCGGCGAGCCCAAAGGTGGGATGGCAGCCAACACAGTGCAGAGTCGCATGAGCGGGAGGGCTGCATGATCAAGCCCGGAACCCATGTGATCAAGTCGCTTGCCTCCGTGGCGCGTACGCACCCGGAGCTAGTGGAATGGCTTGAGGAGTGGCGCATGTCCGAACTGGAACGCCTACCCCAGGCCATTGCAAACCCGGCAGTCTTTCAGGGGCGCTGTCAGGTTCTCAACGAGGTTGTCGACCTCGTAAAGGCAGCCCCTGGTTTCGCGGCAAAGTTGTGATACTCGCCGTCTAGTCACGCACACCGATACGGAGCGTTCAACATGGCCCTTCCAGAGCAGATTCGCAAGCAGACCGAGGCAGTCCAGGAGTTGTACAAGCAACTCAACGCTGGGCAGGAATCAGGCGAGGAGACCCCTCAAGCCGATGAGCCTGTCACGCCCGTTGAGACCTCCGCCGCCGACGAGAATGCGCCGAATGACACTGCCGCTCCTTCACCCGCGCCTGAGCAGAAGACGGGTGATGACAAGGCCTCGGAAGATTTTGCCCAGAAGTACAAGACCCTTCAGGGTATGTACAACGCTGAGGTTCCGCGTTTGCACCAGCGGATCCAGCAGATGGAGCAACTGCTCGCATCGCTGTCGTCGCAGCCCACCCCTGCTGCCTCTGCACCTGCCCCAGCACCGACGCTCACGAAGCTCGTGACTGAGAAAGATGTTGAGGAGTACGGTGACGCGATTGACATGATGCGCAAGGTTACCAAGGAGGAGATGAACGCTGTCATGCAGCGGATGTCTCAGCTTGAAAGTGTCTTGCAGCAGTTCCAGTCCAATGTCGTGCCGCAAGTTCAGGCGGTCGCTCAGAAGCAGGCGGTCACCGCCGAGCAACAGTTCTGGGCCGACCTGACCTCCGCAGTGTCGAACTGGCGTGAGGTCAACGACAACCAAGCCTTCCAGGCATGGCTGCTTGAGATGGACCCGCTGACCGGGATCACTCGTCAGACGTATCTTGAAGACGCTCAGCGGGCGCTCGACGCCCGACGTGTCTCGGCGTTCTTCCGTACATGGCTGGAGTCCACTGGACAAGCCACCGTTGCTCAACCCCAAGGATCCTCATCCTCTACGGCGTCGAAGTCTGAGTTGGAGAAGCAGGTCACCCCCGGTCGCGCACGCAGCGCCGGAACCCCGCAAACCAACAAGGGCAAGGTCTATACTCCCGATGACATCAAGAAGTTCTTCAATGATGTCCGCTCGGGGAAGTACCGTGGCCGTGAGCAGGAGAGGGATCGTATCGAGCGCGATATCTTCAACGCCCAGCGTGAGAATCGCATCCAAATGACTGCATGATTCGAGGACACACATCATGTCGTACCCTGTTTCCCCCGGCCGCCCGAACTACAGCGGCAACTTCATCCCCGAGATCTGGTCCGGGAAGCTCATCGAGAACTTCTACGACGCCACGGTGCTCGCGGCCATCTCCAACACCGACTACGAAGGTGAGATTCGCCAGTACGGCGACACGGTGAACATCCGCACTACGCCGGAGATCACGATTCGTGACTACGTCAAGGGCCAGACCCTGACGGTCGAGAACCCGGACAAGCCGAAGATCCAGCTTCTGATCGACAAGGGCGAGTACTTCGCCTGCGTCGAGGACGATGTGGACAAGGTTCAGTCCGACATCAACCTGATGGACACGTGGTCGAAGGACGCCTCCGAGCGGATGAAGATCAAGATCGACCAGCGCGTTCTGACCGACATCCTTCCGGGTGTGGCGTCGACCAACAAGGGCGCGACGGCTGGCGCGATCTCGGCATCGTTCAACCTGGGCGTTACCACGTCCCCGTTGACCGTGACCAAGGACGGCGCTGGCAGCACGACGGCTGTGATCGATCTGCTGGTCGACCTCGGCACGGTGCTGGACGAGGCGAACTGCCCTGAGGACAACCGCTTCGTGGTCATCCCGGCCAAGATGGCTGGCCTGATCAAGAAGTCGGAACTGAAGGACGCTTCGCTCACGGGCGACGGCACCTCCATCGTCCGCAATGGTCGCCTGGGCATGATCGACCGCTTCACGGTCTACATGAGCCACAACCTGAAGAAGGCGTCGGTGGGCGGCGCTACCGAGTTCAGCCTCATCGCTGGGCACAAGATGGGCTTCACGTTCGCGTCCCAGATGACGAACATGGAAACCATCCGCTCGGAGTCGACCTTCGGCAACATCATCCGTGGCCTCCAGGTCTACGGGTACAAGGTCACCAAGGGCGAGGCCCTGGCGACCTCCGTCATCAAGTTCTGATAAGGAGCAACCATCATGGCTGCATACACCGATTCTCTCGGGTTCAATCAGGGTACGGCTGCGTTCCCGGCGAACGTCACCGAGATCTCCAAGTTCGAAGTCAAGCTCGATTTCGCGGAAATCATCGCTGCACGCTCTGCTGCTGGTGCTACGGCACTGGTGGCTGGCGACTCGATGGAGATCGTGAAGCTCCCCGCTGGCTCCGTGGTCCTGTCCGCAGGCTGTCAGGTGACCAAGGTCGAGTCCACCAACACGACCGGGACGTTCAGTCTCGGCACGACTGGTGGCACGACCAACCTGTACACCAACGCGCTTGCCAACAACGCGCTGGCCTACGGCATCACCAATCTCGCCAACCCGGTCGTCTACGGCTCGGCAGACACCATTGATCTTCTGCTCAACACGGCAGTTCCGACCAATTGTGTGGTGAACGTGTTCGCCTTCGTGGCCAACGTCAAGGCCAGCTACGTGGCGTAACCTGATGGGGGCTTCGGCCCCTGTCTCCTGAAAGGGGATCATCATGGGTGTCTATCGCGGCATTACCCAAGACAATCTGACGATCAACAACGGGACGGCTTACAACCTGAACCTTGTGACCCCGTCGATTGGTGGGACTGCGGTTGCTGCTACGGCGGCTGAGATCAACGCTGCGGCGGACCTGTCCACTCGCCTTGTGGCTGCTACGGCAGCTACGTTGGCTGTGACGGTTGCTGACCACAGCGAGAAGGTCATCCTTCTCGACCGTGCGGCTGGGGTGACGGCGACGTTGCCTGCGGCTACGGGGTCGGGTGCGGTGTTCCGCTTCTCGGTCAAGACGGCAGTGACCAGCAACAACCACATCATCAAGGTGGCCGACAACACGGATGTGATGTCGGGGGCTCTGTTCGTCACCGATCAGGCTGCGGGTACGGGTACTGGGTTCAGTACCACGACGACCAGCGACACGATCACGATGAACGGCAGCACGACCGGTGGCCTTGCAGGCGGGCTGATCACGCTCGTCGACATCGCCACCAACCTCTACGCCATTGAGGGCAACATCGTTGCCACGGGCGTCGAGGTTACGCCGTTCAGCGCAACGGTGTGATAGGCGGGGGCTTCGGCCCCCGCTCTTTCCAAGGATGAGACATGGCAGCCAAGCGCATCCCTGACCTGACCGCTATCGCCGGTGCCAGCACCGCGAACGACGACAACCTCGTCATCTTCGACACGGATGCGAACGAGACGAAGCGGATCCTCAGGTCGCAACTTGCTGCTGGGCTCGTAGGGGACCTGCCCTACACGCCCTCAGGTGGTATTGCTGCTACCACGATCCCCACGGCCATTGCCGAACTCGACTCTGAGGCTGCAAAGTCTGCAACCCTTGCTGCCAGTGGAGGTGCCGCCCTGATCGGCTTCGCTCCTACGGGCGGTGTCGCTGCCAGCACGGTGCAGGCAGCCATTGCCGAGGTGGATACTGAGAAGGTTGCCTTCACGCGCCTTGATGACAACGACGGCTCATCCCTCGTAGGCTTCATTCAAGCCGGCACCGGCGCTACCAGCCGCACGGTGCAAAGCAAGTTGCGGGATGTGGTCAATATCAACGACTACGCCACAAGCGGCAATTACGATACCGCTCGCGCCGCGCTGGCCGGACGCAATGATCTGGTGGTCAGGCCAACAAAAGAAACGACCGATCTGCTGATAAGCGATGCTCTGGATCAAACGCGCGCCGCGCTTTTCCAAGGCCGCACCGCACCGCACTCCAACTTCACTTGGTTCACATCCGACTTCACCGTCAATGGCTGTCGAGGTGTAGGACAAGCCAGCGTGGCGCAAGACATCCGCGATGTGTGGGATACAAAGTACAGCGGTTTTATGACCGGCGGCATTACCTATGTAGACGGCACGAACGGAAGCGATTCCAACGCTGGGACCATTACGCTTCCGTGGGCCACGATTGACAAGGCGCTGCGTACTAGCAACAGCGGCCTGACCTACGTCATGCCCGGGACTTACGACAGCACGGGGTTCCGTTACACAGACACGCAGGGCGACAGGCCAAAAATGCTGATTGCACCCTACGGCGGTGTGACTATCCGCGTCAGTGGCGATACGGTATCAAGCGCAACATTTACAGCAAACGGCACTTACGGCAACGTCTACGAGACGACGCTGGTTTCATCAAACTATGTCATTCGCCTGTTGCGTTCAGACCGGCTTGACGCGCTCGGCCTTCCCACCCCGATGCCCAAGTACGGCAGCTTGGTCGATCTGAACAATGCCGGCTACGGCTGGTGGTACGAAAGCGCGACCAAGAAGCTGTACGTCAGGGACGGCACGCTCAACATCAACACCACGGTCAAGGCGAATCTGCAGGCGGTGTACGCAACTGGCGGGGACAACTCTTTGCTGGTTTATAGCGCCAAGCTGTACCTTGAGAACATCACGCTGCTGCGCTATCCATACGTGCTGAAAGAGGCGGGGCAAGCTGTTCCAGAGGTGTGGCTGAAAAACTGCGCCGTTCGGTACGCCGAAAGCGCAAGCCGCAATGTCCAAGGGGGTGGGTGCTATTCGCAGGGCTGCACCTACTATCGAAGTGCTGCCGATCACGCGAACTACACCAGCACGGCGGGTACGACATCTTATGGGGTCGAAATCAACGATTCGACCTTCTTCGCCGGGGATGTAGACACGTTCTATGTCTCTGCTGGAGTACAACCGACCAACCCTATTTCTACGGCGCAGAACAAGAACAGCAGCAGTAACCACGACGGCTATGTGGTTCGCATCAACGGCGCGCACACTGGCGCGTTTGGGCCCGTTCTTGCTGACACGAACAACAGCTACACCTGGAACCTGGGAGTGTCGGCCGGTTACAGCTTCGCCACAGGATCAAGCAAGTACGGGTGGATTGTTCAGGGGTCAGGTGCGCGTGCATGGCTTGATGGGTGTTCTGTTGTCGGCGGCAACAGCGGTATCAACAGCGACACCAGCGCCGTGGTGAACTACTTCAACACCCTAGGCCCGCGTGTCACATCGAGCGGCGGCACGTTCAGCGCCTATTTGCCGTCGTGACCATGCCCCGCGACAAACTCCTCCACATCGCCCTCGGCGTGCTGGCCATCGTCTGCGCGCTGGGCGCGCTCTTCATCCACGACTGGTTCGGCCTGGGCGCGTGCCTGGCCTACACCACGACCGCCGTGGGCGTGCTGTACGAGTGGCAGCAGTGGTATCGCAAGGAGGGCCAGCCCGACTTGCTGGACGCAATCGCAACCGCTGCGCCGGGATGGTTGGCGTGGCTTGTCTTGGAGATGATGAAGTGAGCCCACCCTACGACGGCCCTGAGCGGCGCACGGACACACTGACCGAGGACCGTGTGAAACTGATGATCGCGGACGCCGTTCAACAGGCGCTCACGACCCACGAGCAGCACCTGATGGCGCATATGGACAAGCAGTTCGCGGCGCTCCGGGCGTCGTTCGCTGAGGGGTTTCCTGGGGGGGATCCGCATGGACACCGTGTGGCTCATGAGCGGCTGATCGCCAACGCTTCCTGGTGGGACAAGACCAAGAGTGATGCGGCCAGCAAGGTAGCGGCTGGCGGATTCTGGATGGTGATGGGCTTCATTGCCTTCGCCGTGTGGGAACACTTCAAGAGCGAACTGCGGAAGTAACGGAGCGGCTATGCCTACCAACCTCACCGGCAGCGCGATCAACGCAACGTACGATCAGTTGCTGCATGTCGATGACGGCCCGACCGCAACGGAGAAGGTCGTCTACAGTGGCACTGGGGTTGCTACGGCGCTCAAGGTCGGCACCACGTCGGTTGGGGTTGGCAACTTGAGTCTCGCCGGGAACACGCTTTCCAGCACCAACACCAACGGCAACCTCGTCCTCGCACCCAACGGCACCGGGTCGGTCGCTATCAGCAAGATCGCCCTGACGGGCGGCACGATCTCCGGCATCACGGACCTTGCTCTCGCTGACGGCGGCACAGGTGCCTCAACCGCTGCGGATGCACGGACGAACCTGGGGCTCGGCAGCATCGCTACCCAGGCGTCCAACAACGTCTCCATCACGGGTGGCGCAATCTCCGGGGTCACGTTCACCGGTACCTTCTCCGGCATCACGGCCATCGAGTCCGGCACGTTCTCGACGAGCAATGCGACGACTGGAGTCACACTGACCAACAACACGTTGTCAGCAGACGGTACCGATACCAACATCGACATCAACGTCACGCCCAAGGGTACGGGCGAGGTGAACGTCACCAACATCGACGTGCTCAGCGGGAAGGTGCCGTTCGGGGTCATCACCAACCGGGCCTACGCTTCGTTCTCGGACATCACCGACCAGACGGGCAGCACGACTGCTGCAACGGCGGTGAAGTTCGGTACGACTGAGATCGCTGGTGCTGGTATCACGATGGTGACGGATGGGTCGAACCTGACTCGTCTGACGTTCACTGTGGCTGGCACCTACATGATTGCCCCCAACCTCCAGTTCGCAAACTCGGACTCCACTGATCACCCCGCGACAATCTGGCTGGCGCTTGATGGCACCAACATCGCTCGCTCGGCTACCAAGATCTCTGTCCCCAAGGCGGCTGACGGTGGTACGACGTTCTTTCAGATTGCCTTCTACGTTACGGTCACCGCAGGGCAGTATGTCCAGGTGTTGTGGTTGCCCGCGAACGTCGCCGTGACACTTGACCACACGGCGGCTGCGGCAGGCCCGCCTGCGGTTCCGGCCATCCCTTCTGCCATCATCATTGCGGAGAGGGTCGCGTAATGGCTAAGACACCTGCATGGCAGCGCAAGGAGGGGAAGGACCCCAAGGGCGGACTCAACGCCGCAGGGCGGGCGTCATACAACCGAGCAAATCCGGGAAAACCCGGACTGAAGCCTCCGCAGCCCGAAGGTGGCCCTCGGCGGGATTCATTCTGTGCCCGGATGGAAGGGATGAAGAAGAAGCTGACTTCGAAGAAGACGGCTAACGACCCCAACTCCCGGATCAATAAGAGCCTGCGGGCATGGAACTGCTGACATGGCCGAGTCCAAGCCCAACAACCCCGCACTGTGGTCCCGCGTGAAGGCCGAGGCCAAGCGCAAGTTCGACGTGTACCCCAGCGCCTATGCCAACGCATGGGCTGCGAAGGAGTACAAGGCTCGTGGTGGCTCGTGGTCGGGTGCGGACAACCGGGTGAAGAAGCGTGGCTAAGGGTGGCCTCGGCAAGTGGTTCGGTGAGAAGTGGGTCGATGTCAAGACCGGGAAGGAGTGCGGGCGCTCAGGCGCGGAGAAGTCCAAGCGTGCGTATCCGGCGTGTCGCCCTCAGGCTGCGGCGCAGCGCATGACCTCCGCCGAGAAGCGCACGATCTCTGGTAAGAAGACCGGGCCTGCACGACAATCGTGGCCTGTGTCCCCCTCGGGGAAACGAAAGGACTGACATGGCAGAGAAGTGGATCAAGGGGGCTATCAAGAAGCCCGGTGCCCTGCGCGAAGCGATGGGCGTGAAGAAGGGCGAGACGATCCCTGCGGGTCGCCTTGCTGCTGCGGCAAAGAAGCCGGGGAAGATGGGCCAGCGTGCCCGTCTCGCGCAAACCTTGCGGAAGCTCGGCAAATGAGTACGATGTGGATCCGTGTGAAGAAGGACGGGTTCCTCTACCCGTACGACGACATCCTCGCCAAGAACTCGGACTGCGAGGTCATCCCTGAGGAAGTCGCCTTTCCGCAGAAGTTCATCACTCCGGAAGTACAGGAGGCCATCGAGCGGTATGCTGTCGTGGACGACACCCCTGCACCTGCACCGGAACCGGAGCCCGCCCCCGAGCCGGAGCCAACCCCAGCCCCTGTTGCTGCCAAGCGCCCCCGTGGACGGCCCAAGAAGGCTGCCGCACTGGATCTCGGGACTGATGACATTCCTGAGCCGCCGCAGTACACTCCGCCCGAGTTGGCGGCAGAAGCTGCCCGAGGACTGCCGTGACCCCCAACGAGATCATCACCGAGGCACGTCGGCTGATCAGTGACACGAAGGTCACGTATCGGTATTCGGATGCCATCATGCTCGGGTGGGTCAACATGACCCTGCGGCGCACTGCTGTGCTGCGCCCCGACTTGTTCGGTGTGATCGGGGACATCGCCACGACTCCCAACACGGTGCTGCAATCGACCCCGTCCGACTCGCTTCGGCTGATCGAGATCTTCCAGGTCAAGAACGGGGATGCGGTCACCGAGTCTCGGCGGGAGACGCTGGATCAGATGTACCCGAACTGGGTGAACGAAGCAGCCAGTACGCCGGTCAACTTCATGCGCCACGTGCGCAACCCCAACAAGTTCTTCGTCTACCCCCGCCCCACGGCTGGAGTCATCCTCGTCGGTGAGTACGCTCAGGTTCCGCCGAACTACGCCCTGAACGATACGATCCTGCGCATCCCTGATGCGTTCTTCCCCGTCCTGGTGGACGGCGTCGTGTTCCTCGCGGAGTCGGTGGACAACGAGCACGTGAACTCCGGACGGGCCAAGCTCTTCCAGGATGCGTACACCCAGGCGCTGGGTGTGTCGTTGCAGTCCAGGGTCGTCACGGACACTGAAGAAAGCGGCATGGACCCGAAGCAGGTGATCTGATGGCTGACCGCACCTTCGCCTCCCTCGTGCCTCGGCTGAACCCCAGCGTGCCTGGGTGCCCTCAGCAGACGATGTTGCAGTACATCCGGGACGCTGCGATCCGGGCGTGTGAGCGTTCGCTCATGTGGCGCTACCAAGTGCCGCTGTTCAACCTCCTGCCTGGGGTGCACGAGTACACCTACAACAAGCCCATGAGCGCGGATGTGCACGTGCTCTTCGAGGCGCTGATGAACGACGAACCGCTGCAACGGCTGACGCTGGAGCAGGCAATCGTGCAGTTCCCGAAGTGGGCGGACCTGTACAGCGGGGAGGATCCCTCGGTTGTGTGGAGCCTGACGCCTCCTGGCGTGTTCAACGGGCAGCAGTACAACGAGCAGTTGTTCAACGGCGGGTCAGGGTACGTCCTGCCGGACGCCATCGTCGCTGATGGTTCACAACCTCAGGCTGTCTGTCAGGTCAACCCGGACAAGTTCATCGTCCTGCCGTTGCCGGACGCGGAGCGCACCTACCGGATGCGCATGTTCGTGGCCCTCAAGCCCAAGCGCACGGCCACGGGGATGGATGAGGTGGCGTTCGGAGAACTGGAAGATGTCATCCTTCATGGTGCGCTGCAACATCTGCTGGTCCTTCCGAATGTTCATTGGTCGGATCGTGAGCTTGCTGCGTACCACGCGAAGCAGTACACCTTCCACCTTGCCGAGCGCCGTGCCCGCGCCAACCTGGGCAACATGCGGGGTACCCTGCTTGCCCGATTCCCCGGATTCGGAGTGTGAGATGGCCCTCAAGATCACCAACAACGCCTTTGCCACTGTCCCTGCGGCAGTGACGAGCATCCAGACCTCTCTCACGGTCACTACGGGCCAGGGTGCCCGGTTCCCGTCGCTCGGTGGGTCGGACTACTTCTATGCCACGCTGGTCGATGTCAGTGGCAACTACGAGATCGTCAAGGTCACGGCACGCACAGATGACGTGATGACCATCGTCCGAGGACAGGAGAGCACCCTGGCTATTCCGTTCCCCGCCAACAGCCGCCTTGAGTTGCGCGTCACGGCGGAGAACATCGACATCAACAACCAGGACGTGCTGCTCCTATGACCGTCAAGCTCAAGAACAACGTCGTCGGCTACCTTGCCACGACGATCAACGCTTCCGACACCGGCATCGTCCTTCAGGCTGGCAACGGGGCGAACTTCCCGTCCCTTGGTGCGGGAGAGTACTTCTACGCCACGCTGGTGAGCACTGGCGGCACGCTTGAGGTCATCAAGGTCACTGCCCGGGTGGGTGACACCATGACCGTCGTGCGAGCGCAGGAAGGCACCTCGGCAACGGGCTTCGCCGCTGGGTCGCGGCTGGAGCAGCGGGTCACTGCGCAGTCGGTCACAGACGCAATTCAGGACAACTACCGTAGTACGCCGTCTCCGTCTACCGGAACTGGCGCACAAACGGTGTTCTCGGTGGCGTCCCAGCCTGTCGCTGTGTTTGTCAACGGGGTCTATCAGAACCGGAATACCTATACCTATGCTTCCGGTGCTGTGACGTTCAGCCAAGCACCGCCAGTGACGGCTACCATCGAGTTCGTCCTCTGAGGAGTCTGAGATGCTCAAGACTGTAGGCAATCCTTCTATTCGCGTTGGCGATCAGACGATCAACAACGGCGATCTCGTCATCGGGACGGCTGGGGACGGCGTCAACTTCACCGCCAACACCCCCGCAGCGGGGATGACGAGCCAGTTGCTGAACTGGTATGAGGAGGGGACTTGGACTGCCACACTTGGGCCGGGGGTCACAGTCAATTCAGGTTCATGGGCTGCAACTGCGACTTACACGCGCATTGGTAGAACTGTGTTTTGGAATGTTGTGCAAACAAGCGGCAACATTTCTGCATCTGCGGGTGTGGAAATTTTTTCAGGGCTGCCCTTTGCTTCAGTTCGCGCATCGGCTTGCACATACACAAACTCCGCCGTCAGTTTAGCGGGTGTTGGATTAGCTGAAACAAACAGTAAAGTTTATGTTGCGGTTGCAATTACAAATCAAACCGCGTTGCGGTTCAGCGGCACCTACGAAGTTTAAGGGGTCGTCATGTCTCTGACAAAAGTAACATACTCAATGATTGATGCCAAGATCGCCAATGTGGTGGATTTTGGTGCTGATCCAACTGGTGTTGCCGATTCGACGGCAGCAATACAGGCCGCGCTAAACGCAGAACTGAACGTCTATATTCCGCCGTCAACCAGCGTTGCATTCAAAATCACTGCGCCTTTAACCATACGGAATGGCACTACCATTTACATGGACGGTGCACGAATCACCAGCACAGTTGCCGGAATTTTTCGTTTACCTTCTGGCGGCAGGTCAACCATTTACGCTGCGAATGCCGTGTTGCAAACCGACACAACAACCGCAGGCGCTGCAATTGCTTTGGCCAGCGGAGCGACAACCGTCACAGAATCAAGAATTTACGGATTTCCGCTAATCATTCAAGCAAACAATCTCGTAGATAATGCGTCCCGTGGTATTGACATGCGCGGGTTTTATCGCTCGTATTTAGAAGTTGCGGTAAGTAACTTTTACTACGGCGTTTATGCAGATGGTGATGCCGGCGCTACGTTTGCCACATACTACAACGTGCTGATGAAGCCGGACATTCGGTGCGGTCAGCAAGGCTATGCTATTTGGCTGACCAATCTATGCAATGCGTTCACAATTGTCGGTGTCAACATCAACGGTGGCGGCGTGGGGTACGGCGGCATCGTGATTGAGGATTCTGACGCTAACTCTATTGTTGGCGGGTATCTGGAGAATTTTGCCGCAAATGCCAGTTCGTTTGGTATTTCACTGATTGATTCTAGCGGCATAAACATTTCCGGTGTAACGTTGGATCAATCTGCTGGCGATCTTACGGCTAACTACGCTTTGAGGTTACTGGGTACAACTGGTGGTTGTTCAATCATCAACCCGCAATTTGCAGGCTCGTGGAATGACACAACTCGACTGCTACTGAACGCAGCGTCCGGAAAAAATTCGTTTATTGGCAACGGTTATACCAACGTGTTTGCGCTGGGGCAGACAGGCGCAAGTTTGACCAGCGAAGGGGCATTTCTTGGGCAAACAACCATCACTACAACTAGCGGTAGTACCACTTACCCGTCGGTCAAAACATTCCGCTCAAATGAAGGGTTGCTGGTTGAAAACTATGTAGATGTTGGCGGCGCTTCTACGCTGTACCCCGGCATCTACATTGGCACAGGCTCCCCCGAAGGCGTGTATACCGCTGTTGCCGGCTCAATTTATTTGCGAAAAGATGGCGGTTCTGGCACGTCCTTTTACGTTAAGCAAACCGCGTCTGGTAACACAGGGTGGGCTGCCAAATGATTGGCCCGCACCTTCTCAACACACAATCCCAAACCCGTACTGGCCCGGTAGACCAGTGCGCAACTTGAGCAACCAAACACCGGAACAAAATCATGGCCACCAACAGCCAAATCCCCTTCTCTCCCCAAGGCCCCACCATCGGAGACTGAGATGGATGTCAATGCTTTCAGCCCCACCGGACTCACGGTGTCGTTCACTGCCGCCAACACTGTACCAACGTCGGCACAGGCAGCTTCGTCCGCGCCTACAACTCGTCCTGCACGGCAATACCGTGTGGTGAACTCCGGGGACGTGCTTGTCCTACTCGGAGTGGGTGTCGACGACACCGCTGCCAAGGCTGCCGCAGCATCTATTGCCGCAGGCGCAGTTCCTCTCGTCCCCGGAGCAGTCGAGATTCTCGGCTTCCCCGCTGGGTCTTTCTTCACCGGCAAGACTGCTTCCGGTACGTCGGTGGTGTACGTCACCCCCGGTGAAGGTCTGTAACCGCAACTAGGAGGCCACCATGCCTGGAATGATGATGAAGCAAGCCAAGAAGCCCATGTCCTACCAGAAGGGTGGGCCCGTGTTCAAGCCGTGTCCGCAGTGCCCGAACGCTGCGAAGTGCAAGGCAATGGGCAAGTGCATGTTGAAGGCCAAGAAGTGAATCCCCTGCTTCTCGGTCCCATCCTGGAGGTCGGCAAGACCCTCCTGGATCGTTTCGTCCCTGACCCCGAGGCGAAGCGGCAGGCCGAGGCCGACTTCCTGCGCATGGCGATGGAGGGGGAACTCAAGCAGACCATCGCCCAGTTGGAAATCAACGCCAAGGAAGCTGCGCACCCCAGTACCTGGGTGGCTGGCTGGCGTCCGTACTTCGGCTGGGTGGGCGGCACTGCCTTCGCCTACGCGGGTATCATCAAGCCCCTCTTGACCTGGGTGGCTGCGATCAAGGGCTGGCCTGCACCTCCTGACATCGACACGGATTTCTTGTGGGTGGTCGTTTCGGGCCTGCTGGGTATTAGTGGGTTCAGGACAATGGAGAAGTTCAAGGGAGTGACCAAGTGAACTGGTCCGACTACCCCAACTTCTCCGAGGTCGAGTTCCGTTGTCGGCACTGCGGCAAGGCGGAGATGAAGCCGGAGTTCCTTGCCAAGTTGCAGGAGCTTCGGCTTGCGTACGGGCGTCCCATGAATGTCTCTTCCGGCTACCGCTGCCCGGACCACCCCATCGAGAAGGCCAAGCCTGAGCCCGGTATGCACTCCACGGGGCTGGCAGCAGACGTTGCCGTCCTGGGTACCGATGCCTTCGAGATCGTGCGCCTGGGGCTGCAACTGGGCTTCACGGGCCTGGGTGTGCAGCAGAAGGGCACCGGCAGGTTCATCCACCTGGACATCCGCAAGACGCCAATGGTCTGGAGCTACTGATGGCTGGCGTCAAGATCACCACGTTCCTCGGTACTGCGCCGAAGATCTCCCCTGAGTTGCTGCCCAACACGGCAGCGCAGATCGCATCGAACTGCAAACTGTACTCAGGTGACCTGATCCCCTATCCGCAGCCTGTGGTGACCGCCAACACGGGCCGTGTCGGCACGATCAAGACGCTGTACGCCCTGCGCAACCCGAACAACTCTGCTGACCTGAAGTGGCTGTCCTGGCTGACGAACGTGGACATCGTCACGTCCATCGAGACCGATACGGAAGAGCAGCGGTTCTACTACACCGGGGACGGCGTGCCGAAGGTGAGCACGTACGCCCTGGCTACGGCGTCGGCTCCGTATCCTGCGGGATACTACGACCTTGGTCTGCCGCTTCCTCCGGAGTCCGCCACGCTCACGACGACTGCGGCTACGTTCACGCAGAAGACCTCAGCGAGCTTCGCCCGAGACACGAGCAACATCGCCACCCTTGTCACGGGCACGGCGCATGGACTGCGCACGGGCAACTCGGTCACGGTATCGGGGTTCTCGTTTCGCACCGGCACATACAACCAAGCAGGCACGACCACCATCACGGTGACGATCACTGGTCACGGTCTGTCGAACGGAGCTACTGTCTCGCTGGACTTCACGTCTGGCACGGCGAACGACGGCTCCTTCGTTGTTAGCAACGTCGCGCTCAACACGTTCGACGTTGTTGCTACAACATCGGCTACCACGAGTGGCGATGTCCGGATGGACATCCGGAGTTTCAATGCGACCAACGTGGAGTGCACGGTGGTCAATGCGACGACGTTCACCTACTTCAGCCCAGGTCCGTCTGTAGCGACAACCACGTCGACGGATGGCAAGGTGGACCTCGGGGGGCTCACGCAGGCGCGTTCGTACGTCTTCACGTGGTATACCCCCTGGGATGAGGAGTCCGTGGCCTCCAAGCCCTCAGACAACCTCTTCATCAAAGAAGGCATCACGGTCACGGTGAGCAACCTGCCCACTGCTGCTCCTTCCGGCAGCAACTTCATCCGTGGTGTGCGGCTGTATCGGACGCTGGCGTCCGCCTCCGGTACCGAGTACTTCCTCCTCAAGACGCTGTGGTTTCCCACGGCGCTTGCCAACGTCCAGCGCACGAGCAACGTCTCCAGGGTGCAGTTGGCGTTCCCACACAACTTCGCCATCGGAGACCGGTTCAAGATCAGCGGCTGCTCGGTGGCGTCGTTCGACATCACGGGCGGCATCGTCACCGACATCATCGACGACAATACGTTCGAGTACGCCCAGGCGGCTGCTGATGTCGCCAGTACTGTGGCTACGGGTACGCTGTACCACGATGTCTCTCAGAACCCGCCCACGACTGCGGCTCGGTACTGGGGTGATGCGACGTACGATTTCACCGACGACTTCGACTCTACGCTTCTGCTGGACATCCTGGGGTCCGACGAGTACGACCCGCCGCCCGACGACCTCAAGGGGTTGACGGCTATCCAGAATCAGGTCCTCTGCGGGTTCGTGGGCAACAAGCTGTACTTCTCGGAAGTCGGTCGCCCACATGCGTGGCCCATCGGCTACGCCCAGACCATCGAGCATCAGATCGTGGGCATTGCGCCCCTGGGTGGCTCCGCGCTGGTGATGACCGATGGCTACCCTTACGTGGTGCAGGGCTCGGACCCGGCGTCGTTGTCCGTCGCTCGCGTGGACGTGCTGTACCCATGCCTGAACAGTCGCAGCATCGTGGCGATGAACTACGGCGTCGTGTACTCCACGCACGACGGGCTGGCCGTGGCTTCCCCCGGTGGTACCCAACTGATCACGCGGCTGCTGTACAACAACGACACGTGGCAGACTGAACTCAACCCCTCGACGATTGTGGCTGAGTACTACGGAGACGCCTACTTCGCCTCGCATTCGGCGGGGTCGTTCGTCTTCGAGCGTGATGAGCGCGTGGGCGGGTACTTCGTCGACACTCCATACATCTTCACCGCTTCCTGGTACGACAGTGTCACGGGCAAGCTGTACTACGTCAGTGGGACCAACGGCGACATCTACGAGTGGGACAACCTCTCACAGCCTCCTGTCACGCAGGAGTGGAAGTCCAAGGTCATTGTCACTGCGAACATGATCAACCTGGGCGCAGCCCGCGTCATCGCTGACTACGCTGCCGAGACGGCTACCTGGGACTCGGTGTCCACGCAGTGGCAGAACACCACTGCGACGTGGAGCAGCGTCGACCCGGTGACGTTCAAGCTGTGGGTGGACAAGCAGCTTCTCTACACCACGACCGTGGCGGACAAGGACACGTTTCGCCTGCCCACCGGGTACCGGTCAGACACCTTCGAGGTGGGCGTGGAGAGCAACATCCGGGTGCGGGCAATTCACTTAGCTGAGACGGCCCTGGGTCTGCGGGAGGTCTGATGGCACGCCTGCCCAACTTCGCTGCGGTCCCCAACATCCCACTGAGTGACCTCAACAACTGGCAGTACTCCACGCTCAACGCGCTCAAGGAGAACGTCGAACTGCTGACGGGTGCCCGGTCGGGTGGTGCACTGCGTGCGGTCACCAAGGCACAGATCACCGTGTCCGCCCCGGCTGCGCAGAACATGACGACCGTGACTGCGCAGGGGGTGGGGTATACCATCAGCGGTGTGAGTGTTCCGGCGCTTGACGACTACAACCAGCTTCTCTCCAACGTACAGGTGCTTGCCAACGACGTGGCGTCCCTGCGGGCTACGGTCAACTCGCTCATCGCACAACTGAAGGCGTGATCATGAACTTCCTCACCCCCAACCCTGCGCCGACTACGTCGCTGGACCTGCCGCCCGCGCTTGCCAGCCTCATGTCGATGTCCACCACTCAGACGCCGGACATGACTGCCCAGGCTCCGATGACCCCTGTTGGGCTGAACACGGCCATGCCTGCACAACCCACGTTCATGCCGCAGTTCCAGGAGGGCGGCTCCGTGGAGCCCACGATGGCGGGACTGAACCCGCAGATGCAGACCGGTGGCCCGATGGATGGGCAGATGCTGGAGATGCAGATCAACCAGTTCGCCAGTCAGCACCCGGAGCAGGTGCAGATGATGCAGCAGGCCATCGCAGAGGTCATGCAGACCGGACAGTTGACCCCACAGGAACTCAACACTGTTGTCCAGTTGGCAACGGTCGCTGCGCAGAACCCGGAGATGTACCCCTACGTACGCAAGTTCGCCATCCAGCAGGGCATCGCCACCGAGCAGGACCTACCCCCGCAGTACGACGAGGGGCTGGTGTTCATCCTGCTCCTGGTGGGGCGTGCAGTTCAGCGACAGATGGGTGGTGGTATGGGCGGCATGGAGCAGGAGGGCGAAGAGGACGATGAGTACGAACTCGAAGCCACTATCCCCACCATGAAGAAAGGCGGGGCGATGAAGAATCCTGACAGCAAGCCTGTACTTGCCATGCTGCATACGGGAGAATACGTCATCCCCGAACACATCGTCCGTGAAAAGGGGACCGCCTTCTTCGACCGCATGATCGGCAAGGATCAGATGAAATGATGCAGATCGAGATGCTCACACCCGCACGGGTCACGGAGTTGTGGCCTGTGCTGGAGCCGTTGTTCACGGCTGCGTGTGAGGGCAACGAGATCGCCAAGGACGAACTCGAAGCAGGCGACATATACGTCCTTACACAAACTGACATGGCCGTTGTGTTCGTGGGCTTCGAAGGCGCTGACCCCGCCTGCATCATGGCGTTGCAGTTCAACACCACCAATGGTCGCAAGGGTGCGGACGTGATCGCTCTCGCAGGGCGCAATCTCATGAAGTTCAAGGCTGCGTACTGGGATACGATCCTGGATTGGCTTCGTGCCAACGGTGTACAGTTCCTCGATGCCTACGCTCCTGATCGCCTTGCCCGCATCTACCGCAGCAAGTTCGGCTTCAACAAGTCCTGCTCGTACGTAAGGATGTCGCTATGAGCAAAGCTCTCAAGACCGTTATCACGGTCGCAGTCGGGGTCGCAATCCCGTTCGTTGCGCCTATGATCGCAGGCTCTGCCGCACTGGCAGGCGTCGTCGGCACTATCGGAACTACCGCCACCTCCGCCCTTGTCGGTGCAGGCATCAACGCAGCCACAGCCGCAGCCCTAGGAGGGAACGTCGAACGAGCGGCGTTAACAGGGGGCATCGGCGGTGGGATGGGTGGCTACTTCAACGCGCCGGGTATGCCTTCTGCCCCTTCTGCGCCAACGGCAACTGCGGCGTCGGGGGCGCCCATGAGTGTGCCTTCGCAGACCGTGTTCGACCCCACGTCTGGTGCATTCGTTCAGCAGGCTGTGCCGCAGATGAGTTACGCCCCCGGCACGGCCCCTGTCATGCTGTCGACCGGGAATCTTGCCCCGCAGATTCCGGGGCTTCTTGAGGCGCAGACTGCCACCGCTGGTTTGTCTGGCCTTTCGCAGGCTATGGCGGTGCCGACTACGGAGCAGCTTGCTGGTATGGGTGTATCCCCGGCACGTCAGGCTGGGCTGGGCGTAACACCTACTGCACAACAAGTTCAGGCTGCCGCTCAAGCTCCAGTTGCAGGAGTCACGACCACGGGTGCCCCGCAGACCTTCACGGAAGCCGTACAGCGCATCCCAGGGGAGATCGCCGGTCGGTTCCGGGACCCCAAGGCCCTGGCTGACATGACGCTGCGTGCCGCTGGTGCGCTTGCGGGCTCTGCCTTGGCGGGTCAGGGGCTGTCTCCCGAAGAGAAGCGACTGCTGGACGAGCAGACGCAGGAACTGCGGCAACTGCGTGAGACGAACCTCAACCTGTTCAACCAGCGCCTGGAGGCCGCACAAGGTCTGCTCGGTGAGGCCAAGTACTTCGACCCCGAGTACTTCGGTCTGCAACGTGCCCGCAAGGCACAGGTGGCGGGTGCTGTCGCCAAGCAGGCAGGACTGCGCGGACTTCGGGGTGAGCGTGCTGCTGCGGAAGCGCGGCGGTACGACATTGCCACCGGTCGCAACGTGGGTACTCAGTTCGACGTGGGCTACCAGACTGGCGTCCAGGGTCGCCTGGGTACGATGCAGGCTGGACTGACCGCCATGCCGGGGCCGATGAGCATGACTTCTGGATACGAGAGTATCCGTGGGGCGTACAACGAGGAAGAGCGCCGTCGCCGCCAGCGGGAGCAGGATATCGGATCCTTGTTCGGGTCGTTGACTGGTGGTAGCCAGTCTAAGTCGCCGGGGCTTCGACCCCCTGGTGGTTGAGGAGAGATCATGGCTCTGGGACGACTTCTTGGCGGGGCGGGTGTTGTCGCGTCTTCAATGCGGCAGGCCGAGGAGGCTGAGCGTGTCGCACGGCAGAATCAACTCAAGATCGAGGAGATGAACCGTATAGCGGCTCAGCAGGCCCCTGCTGGGCTTGCTGACATTCCGGCGACTGCGCCAAGCTACACATCCTTTCAGTTCCCAGGCGTCATGCCTATGGAGCAAGTTGCTCCTCCGGCTGCTCCGACTGCTCCTGCGGCTCCGGCTATGCCCGCTGCGCAGCCCATGTCGCGGGAACAGGCCGCGTTCATGGAGGCCAACGTCGAATACCCACCTGTGGGGTCAGGGCGGGAGGCACCTATGCCTGCTGTTCCCACTGCACCTGGGGAGACCCCGACGCAGGCTTCGACAAGGACCCTGAGACAACTGCTGGATCAACAAGCCTCTCTGATGCAGGCGCTACGGGGGGCCAAGGGGGGTGGGCGCGAACGTGCTGCGATCTACGCGCAACTTCGTGAGTTGGAGCCACAGATTGCTGCGGCCCGTACCGCTATGCAGATGGGTGCTCGTGGGCTTGCTGTACCGACAGTCATGCCCGGTCCTGCGGCGGTTCCTCTACCCGCTGCTCCCGCCCCGGCTCCTACCCCTGCACCCGCACCTGCCCCTGCCCCTGCTCCTGCCCCTGCTCCTGCTTTTGCTCCTGCGGCGGCTCCCATTCCCGCTGCTCCTGTTGCTGAAAGAGTCATAGCTCCGGAGGTTCAAGCTCAGCGAGACGCCGAAGCCGCTCGCATGGTGGCTGCTGAACTGGGTACGCTCGACCGCGCCGATGCACGTCTTCGAGAGATTGACGCTGAGATCAAGCGGAACACGAACAACGAGGCCCGAGTCATTCTGCGGGCTGAGCGTGCTAGGGTAGATGCAGCCCGTCAACTGTTGTTGGGTGCTCCTGCCGCAGCCCCGACTCCTGCACCATCCATCCCGCCGCAGGCTACAGCATCCCCTGTCGCGCAGAACACGGCCAACGCGGTGCTGGCAGCTACGCCGATCCTCATTCAGACCGATCCTGCACGCTTGTCGCAAGCCATGCAGGACACACAGGCGTTTGCTCAGCAGCAGCGGGCGCTGCTGGTTCGCCAGCGCAACGATCAGGCACAGCTTGCGCGGATGTACATGAACAGCGTCAGCGTTGGGCCGGAGGTGAAGCAGCGCCTCATGGCACAGGTCGGACAGGCCGACCTCGCGCTACAACAGTTCGACATGCAGATGCGCGATGCCATGATCTACATGCAGGGGATGCAAGGACTGCAAGAGTTCGCCGCTACGAACAACCCGAGCCGTCTCGTCGGCGTGTGGAGTTACTTCACCGGAGCCCCCATCGGCGTGCAACCCCGTAGTGACGGGAAGTTCAACTTGTTCTATAACGGAGAGAAGTCCCAGGAAGGGCTGACCAAGCAACAGGTTCAGGAATCTGCACAGGTTGCCATGTTTGAGTCGGCACGAAAAGCCATTGCTGAGTCCGCCGCGTTTGAGAACAAGTTGGCACTGGAAGCTAAGCACGGACCTGCACGTATGAACGCCATGAAAGACATCTGGGTTGCCATCATCAACGGGCAAGCAGACCTCGCTAAGAAACAAGCGGAGGCGGCTCAGGGTAAGCTCACGGTGGACAGCGCAGGTAATGGTGCGTGGCTGGAGTACCCAACTGGAGTCTTCTGGGTATCACGGAATAACAAGCCGGTCGAAGTACCGGGCGTTGGAAGCGTCACGCCGGTCACTGCTCAGCGGATCACTGGCCTTGGAAGGTAACTCATGGCAACCGCAGGTCTGTCGCTAGGAAGTTCGTTTCTTCCGGCGTCTGGCGAAGTCCCTTCGCCTGTTGTCAACCCATACGAACTGCGAGCTTCTGGGCTCAGCGGACTTGGGTCTAGCGCAGCCGACATTGCATCCCTGGGCGCACAGGGTGTTGCGATGTTCTCGAACCGGCTGAAGCTGCCGGAAACGAAAGAACCGACGATTGCCTACAGTGGATCCAAGAAGCAGTTCTTCGTCCAGGGCACGACGTTCGACGCTGATGATGCAGACGCGGCGCTTCGCTCCGAGCAACTTCTTGGTGGGGTACCCACGGGTTTACCCGAAGGTGACTGGATCCCGCTGACTACCCAGCAGTACGGACAACTTCTTCAGTCGATTCGCCAGCCTGGGCTGGGCACCCTGGCGTCCAAGGGATTCGGGCGTGGGGTCGACATCAGCCAGATGCTGGTGGGCCGTGGCTTGCAGCTTGCCGGTGCCGAAGAGTTGGGTGGCCGCATCGTTGCCCAGCAGATGGAGGATCTGCGTAAGACCCAGCCGTACGAACGACAGTTCACGGATGTCAAGTCTGGCGGGGACGCAGTTGACTGGCTGGTGGCGAACTTCGCCCAGCAAGGTCCGAACCTGATCGAGTCCATCGTCACGGCTGGCCTTGGCTTCCTGGCTGGTACTGCCTCTTCCGGTAATCCGTTGGGTGGGGCTGCGGCTTCGCTTGCCAGCGTCATCGGTAAGGAGACATGGAAGAACTCGGTCAAGGACGCACTGAAGAAGCGTGCTGCTGGTGAGGCGTTGACCCCAGACGCAGAGAAGTTGTTGCGAACCGCCGCAGGCGTGGGGATGGCTACCGCCGTCACGTTCGGTCAGGGCATGGCTACTGGCGCTGCTGACATCTACGGTGAACTGCGTGAGCGCGGGGCCGATGCTGATGATGTAACCGCCCGGATGACCGCCTTGAAGGGGTCTGTGCCGTACGCCTTGTTGGACATCCTGCCGGAGGCAGTGCTGTTCAGTCGCCTGCTGGGGCGTGGTGCACGTCCCGCGTTGGGCACGCTGCCCACTGCTCGCGCCAAGGCCCTGGAGGTTGCACAGCGCGGGCTTGTCGGTGGTGCTGTGGGTGGCGCAGCCGGAGGCACTTCAGAACTGGGGCAGGAAGCACTGCTTCTCTATATGTCGGACCAGGAACTTGGTTCGCCTGAGAACGTCAAGCGGCTGATCAACTCCTTCGCCGCAGGTGCTGCGGTCAGTGGCCCCATCGGCGCTGGCGTCAACATCTTCAACCCGTCGAACCTACTGCAACCAGGCACCTCCACCGACCCCACGGGGACTCAGCAGCCGGTCACGCCGACGCTGCCTGCCAGCGCACCTCGCGGAACTCAGGGCGAGCTGTTCCCCATCGCTCCTGGGGAGATGGCAGGTCCTGCGTTCTCGCCGCTCCCTCCTCGACCCGCTCCGGGCGTCGTGCCTGCACAGCCTGGGCAGATGGCGCTGTTCGAACCGACTGCGCCCACGGTTGCGTCCAGGATGGAGCGCGGCATGATGCCGCCTGGGCCGATGGCGCAGGGTCAGTTGGCTCTGGTCGGTGGTCAGGTTGCGCCGGGATACGTGCCGCCGCAGGCGTTCGCTCCTGAGGTTCCAGCAGTCCCTGGCTTGTCTTCGCAAGAAGCCGCCGCACAAGGTGCGCTTCAGTTCGCTCCGCCTGCTCCTGAGGGTCGCCCGGTTGGCACTATGGCTAACCAACTCCAGGCCATCGTGGACCGACAGCGCCGCGAGCGTGAGCTTGCCGCCATCGAGGCCCAGCAGGCCGCACAGCGTGAGGCAGACCTGGAACGACTGGCCGTTCAGGCTACGAATCAGCGACTACTGGAACAAGCAGGACTTGCCGAAGCGCCTGCGCCCGCACCGGCCCTGCCGATGGTGCCCATCACCCCCCGTCAACCGCAGCAGTTGCCGCTGTTCACGCGCCGTCAGGCTCCGGTCCCGCCGAAGGCAGGGCAGTTGCGCCGTGGGCGCAAGATGCAGCCCGCTCCTGCTGCACAGCCCGACCGTGGCATCCGGCAGGCGACGTTGCAACTGCCGATGTTTACCGCTACGGGTGAGCCTTCGCTGCCCGCGCTCAAGGCTGCTGGTACCCGGAAGAAGGTCGCTGCTGCGCCCGCCCCTACACCTGCGAAGAATACTGCCGGTGCTCGTGGTCTGAAGAAGGGTGCCAAGGTCGCAGAGATCAATGTCGCAGAAGCTGAACGTCCTGAAGTTGCTACGCAACGAGCTACGCTAGAAAGATTGCTTCCCAAGGAAACTGGCAACTTGAAGTTGGAAAAAATTACTGCTTATGCTGGTAACTGGCGTGTGTCGTACATTACCGCCGATGGCCGTAGCGGTAACAGTATGCCAGTCAATGCTGAGGATTTGGTTGGGAAAACGGACGCTGAGATTAAAGTAATGCTGGCTGACCGTGCCCGAAAGAACGGATTAAAAGAAGTCGCAGATGCCATTGAAACAAGGAACCTCAAACAAGGTCGTGTCGCAAAACGTGCGGAAGATCGTACGGGAGTGGGAGCAGGGGGGAACGCTGGGCAACAGCCCCCGACCCAAGAGCAAGGCGCAGGCCGTCCGGCAGGCGGTCGCGGCGTCGCTCTCAAGCGCGGGAAGAAAGCAGAAGTAGCTCCAACAGCCAAGGTCATCCCGCTGAAGCGAAAAGAAACAGCACCTACTCCGGCAACGGTTGAGACTCTGGTTCGCTTCCGTTGGACAGACGGCACCCGTGGAGCGTATGTTGTGCTCAGCAACGGTAAGGTTGTTGAACTGTACGCATTCGACACCAACACGTGGACCTCACCTGCTGTAGCGGAGGACGTGACGTTGGGCACTACCCTGCAAGAGGCAGCCCAGGAGGTTGCTTCTCGGGAGGGTACTGCACAAGAAGTGCCCGCTGTCTCAGAGGCCCGCAAGACTGAGCTTCTGAAAGAGAAGCCGAAGACCCGCAAGGAACTGACGTTTGAAGAGCGTCGGACCATGCAGTTGGATGAGGAAGAGGACGCTGCCGAGGCAGTCCCACCGAAGAAGGAGCCCCCGCCCCCAAAAGGTGAGGCGGCGGTTACGCCGCCTGCTCCCGCACCCGGTGAAGGCTTCCTCGACTCCACGAAGTACGTCTACCACGTAGTACGCAGTGATGCCGACATCCCCGGCATCATGAAAAGCGGGTTGCGTCCGGGCTCTAACGTCAGTTTCGACACCGATGGTCAGGCGTTCTCGGGCGAAGGCGACACGATTCTGGTCTTCCTCCGTGAAGCTGTTAGCCCCGACACCAAGGAGTACCAGGGCGATGGCGTAACGACCAAGGCCGCCAAGCCAGTGGCAATCCTGAAGGACACCTCGGTGGAAGCCGGAGGTGGGACCAAGCAGGACCTGGAAGAACAAGCTGCTACGGCGCAGGAAGAGTTCGACAAGCTTGTCGAGTACTCACAACGTGAGTACGGGCTCTCTCAAGGAGATGTCGAAGCATACGCCTGGGGCACCAAGAAGATCACGGCTGCACCGGCAGAAGCACAGCCGTTGATGAAGCGACTGCGTGCGTTGTCTGCCCGAGTTGATAGGCTGCTCGAGGAAAGCGAGCGTGCACCGGACACCGCTGTTTCCGCAGAGACTGTGCTTGCTAAGTACACGCAGTACGACGTGCCGGTACAGCAGGTGGTGATCGAAGCGCAGGACGATGGGCAGCTAGTAACGCTAGGTGTGAAAGCTCCCACACGCACAATCTCCGCTGAGGACCAGTGGAACGAAGAGCGACTGCCTGGGGATGTGGCTTTCGTCGATCTGCCGAAGTCTGCCAAGGACCGGTGGGAGGCGTCCGACCGCTCGGGTGCTGCGCAGGTTGTGATCCTGCAAGAAGTCGGTGACCAACTGTTGCCGATGACGCCGACTGAACGGCTGAACTACGCCATCGCAGCCGCCTCCGCTGCGATGGATGCGGCCAACATCGACGGCTTCACGAACACCATCGACACGATTGTCGAGGTGGCGTACTTCACCCCTGGAGACGACTACACCAAGGCGCAGCAGGCCGAGGCGCTTCAGTTCCTGTCTGACCCGGACGACTTCAACGGGGCAGAGCAGCAAGCGATCCAGGATTCCTTCGTGGTTGCCGCTGAAGGCAAGACGCTGGAGACCACCACCAAGAAGACCAAGACCGGAACCGGCGAGGCAGGTGCCTATCGCCCGTGGTACTCCTACGCCCTGGACACACCGGGCATGATCCAGCGGCTCTCCACCGTCAACGTGGTGTTCAGTTCGATACCGGAAGCCGAAGCCCGCAGACTCCTCAGTGACGGCTTGATCACACGGGCCAACCTGCCTGTGTCTACGGCCAACAGGATCCTCGGCAAGGAAGTGACAGCCAAGGAGGACAGCGAAGCCAACCCACAGCGCAGTCCGCTGTTCTACCTGCTGGAGGAGATCACCAAGCTCAACAGCAGCACCGCACCGCTGAACGCTAAGGCTCAGAAGGCTGCCATTGAACGGTTGCGTGCGTACTACGCCGCTGCACTTGAGCAGGACCTCGACACGGCGCAGGTGGATCAGTACTTCCGCACCGATGGCACGCCCATCACAGCCAAGATTGATGATCTGTTCCGTGTTCTCAACGAAGAGGACTACAACAACCGTGGCGCACTGGAAGCGGCAAGCCGCGCAGAACGCAAGGCAGCAGATGCTGCCAAGCGTGGCCCCACGATCAGCACTTTCGATGACTGGGAAGAGGACGGACGGTTCTTCAGCGACGACAACGTGCCGCTCAAGCCGATGGGTGCCGGACGCATCCGGATGGCCGTTACCAAGTTCCTGAGCAAGCTCAAGATCAAGCCCACGGTTCACGTCTTCCGCAACCAGGAAGACCTCAAGGCCAGCAACCCCGAGTTGTACCGCCGCGCCGTGGCTGCACGCCCACAGGGTGACTTCGATCTCACGCCTGCTGCGGGCTACTCGTTCGGGCAGGACCAAGTCATCATCTTCTCTGACCGCATCCGTACCGAGAGACATCTGAACTTCGTCCTGGCGCACGAGACGCTGGGTCACTTCGGTCTGCGAAGCATCCTGCCGAAGGACAAGTTCAACGCGGTGATGGAGGACATCTACAACAGAAGCGACAACGTGCGCCTTGCGGTGGACGCCGCGATGGATGTCCGCGACATGCCGAAGGCTGAAGCAGTCGAGGAGTACCTCGCTGACTTCGCAGCCAACCTGGATGTCAGCCTCATCGCTCGTGTGTGGAACGCCATCAAGGACGCACTCAACGCACTGGGCATCCGGTTCGGTGACGAGGCTGCACGGTTCTGGGTGAGTCAGGCACGACGTTATGTCCGCACTGGGCAGACCTCTTCGCTCTTCACCGTGCAAGATGTCATGGCGCGAGTGCAGGCTGTCGAGACGGCCGATGACCCTGACAATACGGGGCGCTTCGTCGTGGCTGGTGACTTGCGGATGGACAACATCCGCGCTGCCGACCTGATGCAGGACGTTGCCACCGGGTTCTCGAACATCACCGAAGCGACCAAGAGCCTCAAGGGTGTGCTCGGCAACACGCAGGAGAGCGTGGACAAGTTCCTGGCCCAGGTGTTCAGCCTGATGAACTTCCGCGCCCGTGAGAACGCAGGTGCCTACGAAGTGGATCGGGTGTTGCGCAGGGGCCGTGGCATTGCGATGGAGGTGCGCAACGCGCTCAACGAGAAGCTGGCACCCATGCTCAGCCGTGCGGTCGAGGTACCGTTCAGCAAGATCACGTTTGGTGGTATCACTGAAGTCCAGTACGAGCAGGCCAACCGCCTCCTGTACGCCGCACAGCGGCTGAAGTTCAGCACCATCCCGACGCCATCTGAACTGGGCCGCACCCCGCTGTATCGGGTGAACCCGGACACGGGCGAACTCATCCCCAACCAGACCGAGATCGACCGGCTCTACAACATGGGGCTGATAACGCTGGAGCAGGCCCGGGATGGATTCACGTACAAAGACACGTACATGGATGCCGGGGAGGAGAAGACCGAAACCGTTCGTGTTGCAGGTATCCCCGGGCTGACCAAGGACAGCCCAGAGTGGAAGGCGTACATCGTCACCCGTGAGGCCATGCGTGATGTGGAGCTTGAGCTTCTTCGTGCACGGTACCTGTCGTTCACTCAGGAGCGCGACTTCGCCTTCCGCGAGA